TTAGATTTTCCCTCCCGAGATAACCCGAAGCCCACCTTCGTGCGGATCGCACACGGATCGCAGGTGGACTTTCGTGTGCTTGGATAGCTCCTCGAAAAAGGCGTCGATTCCCTTGATCGCCTCGGCCAGATAGTCGGGCGTGAGGTGCTCGTAGTTCTTGCTGGTCGTGTCCTGGGCAACATGGCCGGCGAGCATCTGGCGCTGCTCCTTGGGCACGCCGATCGAGGCGAGCCAGGTCAGCATTGTATGCCGCAGCGTCTTCGGCGTGGCGTTGACTCGCATGACGATCTCGCCTTCGTCATCGCGCTGCTCGGTCATCACGACCTGGCCATCTTTCTTCACCGGGCGGCCGCGCTCGTCGAGCAGCGGGACCATGGCCGGTTCGCAGACGCCTGCCTCCATGCAGATCGCGTTCCACGACGTCTTGATCGACGAGGTCTCCCGAACGAAGTGCGTCGGGCCGCCGGGCTTCCGCTTCCGCTCGGCGATCGGCACCCGATAGACGATCAACTTCCCGCGGACGTCCTCGACCCATGGGCGGACATGCTTCGCGATAGGCACGATCGGCCGACGCTTACGGAGGTGCCGCTTGCCCGAGCGATTCGGGTCGATGAGGCCACGGTCGAGGTCGATGTTCCTGGCATGCATCTCGAGCACGCCCTCAGGACGGCCAGCGGTCCCGAGCTCGACCATCATGAAGCGCAGGACATGCTCGCGCTCGACGCTGGCCGCCGCCAGTTCCATGATGCGGGCAATCTCCGCGAAGGACAGGATGCGATCGCGCGGCCCCGACTTATTGGCCGCAGGCACATCGGCGATGAACGGCACGGCATCGAGCCGGTGAGCCTTCCATGCCCAACGGAGCGCGCCGCGGAGCGCAGCAAGGTCTCGACTGACGGTGTGGCCGCCGACGCCGGCCGCGAATCGCCACTTGGTAAAGCGCTGTACGAATGCGGGCGTCACGGCCGCGACGCGCATGTCGGGCTCGATTCGGCCGGCCTTCTTCTCGATGTCGAGAAACTCGATCCAGCGATCATAGGAGGCGATGTAGCGCTCGGGGTCGGCCAGCTCGGCGACATGGAACTCAAGCCAATCGGCGAAGATGTTCTCGACGAGGGCCTCGTCGCGGGTCAGCTTGCGCTCTTCACCATAGCTAAGGTGGTGCGCTGCGAGCGCGCTGAGGGCGTCTTGCGGTGGCGAATCCGGTCCACCGCCTGCGATGCCCGTTGCCTTGCGCCGAGTGACAGCACCTCCGCGTTTTCCATCGGGCCTGACGTTGCCTGCCTTGCTGTCGTCCAGCCAGCAGATGAACCAGGTGCCGGTGTCGGGCCGCTGGTAGAGCCAGAAGCGTCCGAGTTGGTGGCGTTTTCTATCGCGGGCGCGCATGTCTGACGGAACTCCTCGGATTCGATGCGGGCAAGCATTTCATAGAAGGGGGTGCCGGCCAACGCCCGTACATGGGCCGGATCAAGGTGCATCCTCCCGCCGCGGCGCAACGCGCTGCGATATCGGTCGGCGATCTCCTGGATAAGGGTGCTCAAGCCCTCCTCCCCTGCTCAAGATGCCATCCATAGAGCTCGCGGGTCGTGCTGGCTTGGCAGCCGCATTCATGGCCACCGCAGCAGTAGGGTGCGTCAAGATTGGCGCTCCAGATCTCGCGCTTCCATTCGCCAACGGCATTCCAGATGAAGAACCGCAGGACCCGTAGCTTGAACAGGAGATCGCTCAAGATGCCCTCCCACCATAGATGATCACCGCATCCTCATGGCCGATACGTTCGAGCGCGGCGTCGAGCGCCTGTCCCGCGGTGTCGGCATGGCGTTGCATGTCGCGCGGACCGAAGGACCAGACGACGCGAGGACCGGCCGGCTCAATGTGGATTCGCTGGCGGGCGTCGGCCGCGGGCCAGGTCAGGAGCGGATTCGCCATCACCCCTCCCCCTTGCCGCTGCGCGCGAGGGCGGCGAGAATTTCCTTATGGTTCTCCATCACATGCAGCCCGATTTCATCTGGCGTGTGATCGAAGATCGCCGAACCATCTTCCTGATTGGCTACACTGAGCATTTCTAGCAACTCAGCCACAGACGCCGCCCGCACCTCGCCCGAGGACTTTGCGTTTTCTGCGGGGTGGTCGGGGGTGGCTTGCGGCAGCGGCGAGAATGGAATGTCGCGGGCCTTCGCGGCCTGCTTGGCTCTGATCTTCTCGACGATCTCCGGCTGCGAGATGCGGGCTAGTTCGGTTTCGCCGGCTTCGTGCATGTCGAGTCCGTGCGCCAAGCAAAATGCCGCCAGCGTGACCATGACGCCGCCCACCTCCTGTGAGGGTTCGCCGGCTGGCCTACCCCAGACATATTCGATTAGCGCTGGAACCCGGTCGCGGTCATAGCCACCGGATTGCAGCAGTTCGAACACTTCCTCAAGGAGACGATCGCCGCGCTCCACGCGATCAGCCGCGATATCGCTACCGAAGCATTCCAGCATCCACGGCTGGACGCGCTCCTGAAAAGACCCACCGTCGGAGGCGCCTCCGAGGGCTTCGATGATGGCGCGGAGGGCCGCGGTGGTCTTGACGCTTTGACCGAGACCGTGCGGCGCACATCCAGCATGCTTGCGCAGCAACTCCCGCGCCTGCTCATCCCTGGACATCGTTCTTCTCCATGAGGTGATGGCGATCGGTAGTGCTCAAGCCATCGCCGGTGCAGCCCACGCACATCGGCTGGAACATGTCGATCTGACGCGGGTCAGAAGGATGCGGCATCGTCTCGCCCCATCCCCAGCCATGTTTCGCTTTGACGCGCCGCTCCAGTTCGTCGAGTTGTGCGCCCCATTCCGGGTAGATCGCAGCCGCTTCCGCACGCACCTGCTGGGTCTGCATCGTCCCGCACATGCATTCGCCCGAACGGCAAAGCTGCACGGCCACCGGGTTGATCGGGACCTTTCGCAATCGCAGATATCGGTCACGATCGGCGGCGGTCCAATCATGGATGATGTTGCACCATATATTCCCAGGCGCGGCCGGGTCGCGGCGCGTTTCCTGAAGGTTTTTTTGCCGATTGTCGCTTTCCGAAGCGCGGGCGCCATTCAGCAGCAGGATGCGGACACCGCGTTTACCTTGGCGGATCGCCCGAGAGAGCGCTTTCCGCATCGGAGTGGCCTTCAGGATGCGATACGAATAATTGTGCGCGGTACGGCCTATGCCGAAGAACCCTTTCCGCATCACATATTCTTCGTAGGCCGTACCTGCGTCGGCCATCACGAAGTCTGGGCCGAGGTTGCCGTAATAGTCGGTCACGAAGTCAGTCGTTTCCTGAATGCCGGTGCCGGTCCGACAGTGCATGATCAGGTCAATCTTGATCCCCATCTCGCGTGCGAACTCGATCTCGGCTGCGCTGTCACGGCCGCCTGAAACCGTGCCAACGATATGCGTAGGCCGGTATTCCGCGATCGTGCGCTCGATGCGCTCGCTGGAGAGGCGCGTTGCCGTGACCAGCGATTGGCCGAGTGTTCTATCCTCGCCGAGCTGCTCAGGATCAAACATTTCGGATTGGTGCCCCGCAACGTCGGGCGCATTATCTTCGCTCATTGGTCGGCTCCGGGGGTGGGGGTTTCCGGCTCGTAGTCAGCGGAACAGCCGAGAAGATTACCATCGTCGTCGACTTCGATGACGATGGCTATTTGAGAGAAATCCCTTGGCGGCGGCACTAGCTTCCGATCCACCAGGGTCTGGCCAACCCAGCAGCGAAGCGCGTGTTCAACTTCGCGGGCTGAGATATCGACGTGGACGCGCGTCGTGACCTTGATGTCGCCCATCACTCGCCGCCCTTCGCGCTCTGGCGGATGGCTGCGAGGCGGTCGGCTTCTACACGACCGTATTTGCGGCGATCGATTTCATAGCGCTCGGTCTCGGTTGTTGCGGGTAACGCCTCGTTCCTTGTCCGACGATCGGCCGGATACCCACGATCGATGCTCATTGCCCCTCTCCTTTTAGAAGGGCGAGCAGAGCCTCGCGCCCCACTTCAAAGTGGTTATGTACGATGTTCATACACCGAGCCCGCTCCACCGTCTCCGCTGACGCCGGTTGTGGGGTGGATGCGAGGGCGGCGTGTGCTCGACTGAGCAGGCGAGCGACCTTGTCCGTTCCATCCGCTGCTTCGCCGAGCCCCGGAACCTTGCGCATTTCCCGCGCCGACCGTTCCATCTCGACTTTCCAGATGAACAGGTCGCGTCGCAGCTCAGCGTGCGCCTCCCCGCTCAGTGCCGTCTCATCCGTTACAGGCGAGGGGGTGGTGGGGCGGAGGGAGTCGATAGTCCTCTTGCGAGCAACATAACGGTTGCGGCGGGGGTCGGCGGTTATGATGTACAGCGAATTGCACCGCGCCGAACAACTTTCAAAGCCGCCCTTGTCGGATCGATTCCAGCCTTCTCGTTCATAGATGGCGCGCACTAGGTCGTCCGCAACGGCACGCTCAATAACAATGCCCTCCGCCCTCGCGGTATCGGTGGGGCGCTGCATGTGGTCGCGTTCGAAGCGGGCGAGAATGGCGCGGAAGTTGTGCTCTAGTACGCTGCGGTCATCATCACCCTTGACGACGCTAGGCTTGGTGGACAGCGGCCCGCAGACTTGCTCAACCTGCCAGATCAGTGCTGCGACGATCTCCGCCGCGCGGGTGGGGTCGGTGGTCATGCGGGCTTCTCTTCCGAGGCCGGTGCGACCTCCTTCATCAGAATGAAGTCCATCGAGCCGCTGGCCTGCCAGAAGCAGACGTCCGCCCGTCGAGCGGCGTCGAGAGCCCTATGCATCAAGCCCTGTTCGACCGCCTCGTAGGCAGCGCGCTCGTACAAGCCGCCGAGCTTGCGCCACATGCGGGAGCATCGGTTACTGGCAGCCTCTTCATCAAACACGGCCACGGCTGGCCTCCTTCAGTCGGTTGAGGTGGAAGCGGAGGGATTCGGTGGGGGTGGTCATGTCGAGATTTCCTCAACCTCCGGCCAGCGCCGCCCGTAATCCGGGAGCGCCTCGCCGAGCATCACGGCCTTGGCGTGAAGCTCGAGCATCTGTTCGGTTGCCGGGCCGACGCCGCTGACCTGGAAGCTCCGGCCGTCTCGGACGATCTGGGTCATGCCGGGGTATTGCGCTGTGGCGGGCACGGTGCGGTCGGTGGCGGGGTCGGTCATGCCGGCACCCCGTCGTGCTGGACGCCGTCGAGCAGCCGCCCGGCGGCTTTTTTGCCATAGCGGCGCATTTCGCCGTGTTGATGGCCGGGCGGCGAGAAGGACCAACCGTTCGCATAGAGGATTGCCCCCTCGGTGCGGCCAAGATGGGCTCCGCGCTCTTCGCGCTCATCAGCCCATTCCCCCCACTGCTTGAACAGGAAGGGCACGCCGGCCGCCGCGCACTGATCGCGCAGGCTCCGCGCCCAATCGGGATGCATCGGCCGGGCGCCGGGGCCGCTCTCGCCACCGACGATGATCCAGTCGAGCGCCGGCCCACGTCCGCGCTCGCCCAGCTCGTCGAAGCCGCCGCCTGTCAGCGCGTTGAGATGGACGCTCGATGCGAGCCCGATATCAGTCAGATCTACCGGCCCCAGCAGCGGCTCCATCGACAGGAAAACGCGACGGACGCCGAGTTGCGCCTTGGTCGCCAGCAGCTTCGGGATATCTCGGTCGGCTTCGGCCTGGTTGACGATCGTCGCGCCGAGCCAGACGTTATCGGGCACATACCAGCGACCATTGCCCGCGATCGCGCCGTCGCGCTGGATCATGCCGACGACATTGCCGATCCGCTTGCTCAGCAGCAGCCAGTCGAGATGCGGCGTCGTGCGGATCAGCTCGAAGAGATCCTGACGCCACGCCGGGTCGACCTCATTGTCGAACACGTCGGCGAGGCTGGAGCAGAACACGCGATAACGAATGCCGAGCTTCGCGGCCCGCGCATTCCAGCGGCGCGGCTGCTTCCACGTCGATGCGGCCGTGCGGCGGCGAGGTGCGCCGGCGCCCCACTTCACGCCCAGGCGCGCCGTCGCCAGCGTCTCGGCATAGCAATGGTCGCAGCCGGGGCCGACCTTCATGCAGCCAATCCAAGGATTAAACGTGTGGTGCGCCCACTCGATCTTGGTGTTTTCAGCCACGGGCAAACTCCATGTGACGATAGCGGGCGGCCGCGACGATCAGCTTCGCCGCCCAGATGCGGAGTTGGACCGCGTACAGGTCGATCGGGCCGAACGGCGCGGCGCGGAAGGCTGGGGGAATGGGGGCGCGGTTACGCATCGGACGTCGGCGCTGCGGCGAGGTCGCACAGGGCGCCAGCGACGGCCCGCGCATGATCGTAGCTCATCCAGACGACATCATCGCCCTGCTGGATCTCGATCAACTCCTCACCGCCATGCTCAACCTGCGAAACGCTGACCTGCTGGACGGCGTTCGGCCCGGCATCCACAATCGTGTGGCGGCGGCGCGTTACCACGGTCATTTCTTCGCCGCCGCCGCCTTCGACCGCATGATCAGTTCGCTATGCTCGGCCGCCGCCTCGCGCACGGCCGAGGCCTGGTCGTCGTCGAGCAGCGAGAAATCGGCGTCGCGGACGTAGGCGTTGACGTCGGCGACCTCGGTCAGGGCGACGATCTCGGCGATCATGGACTCGGCCGCGTCGACGGTGGTGTGCGCCTCGCCGCGCTGGTCGTCGGCCGGCCCCTCCTGCGACTGCTGGACCTCCTCATTGGTCGGCACCTCGCCGGTCTGGGGATCGGCGCCGGATTCGGCCACATCGATCTCCTGCTGCGACGGACCGGCCAGCCTGGGCGCATCGGGATCGACGCTGAGCACGTTCGCGGTCGATCGCGCGGCGATCGCCTCGTCAGCCGCCTCCACGTCGATCAGGTCGCCCGACATCGGCAGCGTCTTCGAATGGACGCGCATGGCCGTTTTTTGGGCCATTTCTTCGAACCAATCGACCCATGGGCCTTTCGGCGGGATCGGCTTGCCGTCGCGGGTTGTCTTGCCGAGAGCCCCTGTCTGGCTGGTCTGTCTGACCTTATCGATCTTCGCGCGCGTCAGAACCTTGAACGATTTAGTCCCATCTTTCATCGTCGCGATCGAATATGCGGCTACGATCTTGTCGTCGGTCGCGTCTTCCGCCGGCAGATCAAGCATAGGCTTATGCCGGAGCATCTCTTCGGTGCCCTCTTCGTAAACGAAGTAGCCCTCTTCATATTCGCGCTTGTAAACGACGCCAGTAGAGAGCGTGCTGATCTCCCCCGATTGTAGGATCTTCTTCCGAAGACCGTAGACCATGGGCATGTACTGCGCCTGGACGACGGTGATCCACTGGCCGCCCGGGTCCTTCTTGCGGGTGTTGAAGGTAACGATCGCCGCCTCGCGTCCATCGGGCAGCAAGCCGTCCTGGGCCGCCTTCATGCACGACGTGATGAGCGACGCGCGATCGGCGCGGAGCAGTTCTGGATTCGACTGCGCCGCGGTCATGACGGTGCGCTGGAACTTCTCCGGAGTGATGTGCGCCGGCAGCGCCATCTTGAAGTCGTCGGTCCGCTTTTCGAGACCGAAGCGCAGGCGATCATATTCGGTCGGCTCGCGCTGCGGCGCGACGGCGCCCTGCTGGCGGGTGGCAAGCTGGTTCATGAGGGTCTCCGGGTCAGAACGGGATTACGTCGGTGTCGACGCTGGTATCGGGCGCGGCGGCGCCGAGTTCGCCCAGGTCGGCCGGATCGGCGACATCCTCGACGCGGCCGAGGATCGGCTTGCAGGCGAACGGCGGCGCCTCGTCGCTCACCGAGACGACGGTGACGCGCTTCCAGCCATCCGAGCGATTGTCGGGCACCTTCACCCGATCACCGGGGTACAGCTCGTCGCCATCCCAAGCATAGGTATAGGTGCGGGTGTCGGTGTCCTTGAACTTGACGGCAACGAACTTGGTCATGGTGACCTCCGGGTGGGCGGCGCGCATGTGATCGCTCAGCCCGATCTGCTTCACGCGCTTGCGGCAGGTCGGACAGTTGACCTTCGCCGGGTTCGGCTTGGCCACGCAGTTCGGGAGGGCGTGCAGCGCGCCACGATCGCGCGCGCACTGGTTGGAGCAGTAGCGGGGGAAGCCCTCGCCACCAGCGTCATCAATGTACGATCCACACCCTTCACAGAGGATGCCGTCGAGCATCATGTCCGCATACTCGCCCATCAGCGGTTGCTCGCCTTGATGTCGGACCAGATGCGGACGCCCTCGATCTCGCGGACGCCACCGCGCACCTGCGACGCGATCGCCTTTTCGATCGCCTCGCGGACCTTCTCGTTCTTGGCGAGGCCGCCGGCGATGAATGCCACCTCGTAATCGACGACCTGGCTGAGCCAGACCTTCTGGCCGGACACCGCGGCACCGAAGTCACCACGGATGATCTCGCGCTCGGCGACCGGCTCCGGCACATAGACGGGCAGCGGCTCGAGCTCGCCGGCGTCCTGGGTGGTTTCCGCCGCCCGGCGCTCCCGCTCCTCACGAAGGCGAGCCTCCTCGGCTTCACGCGCGCGACGGGCCTCGGCCTTCCGGATCTCCTCCTGCTCGCGGAGAAACGTCGTCTGCTTCCCCTCAACCTTCTTCTTCGCGGCATCGAGGTCGGCGACCTGCTCGTTCCTGGCGGCATCAACCGCCCTGCCCGCCGCCAGGTAAGGCGCCTTCGTCGTGCTGTGCGCATCATCGACCACCTTCACGGCGGCGCGGATCTGCTTCACCAGATCGCCGCACTTGCCAGCGGTGACCTCGTCGGTCGCGACAGCCCGATCGCTCGCGGCGATCAGATCCTTGACGCGCTGGCGGAAACCCTCGCGCTGGTCGAGCACTTCGTCGAAGGCTGCGCGCGCCTCGACGTCGAGCGGCGGGCGGTTATGTCCCTGGACGCTGCCGGCGGCCTGCGGGGCGGCGGGCTTCGTCGGCCAAGGCTTCACGTCATCGAACTTCGCGGCCATATCGTCGGCTCCTTTCAGAACGGGATCGGGGTGTGGTTGGGGTCCGCGCGCAGGGTCGCATCGGCGACGGCCGCATGGCCTTCCGTCTCGCCCCAGCGCTGCAGATTCACGAGGCGGCGCGCCTCGGCTTCGTCGATCGGATCGGCGGCGCATTGCGGCCAGACGCGATCGAGCGGGATGATCTCGCCGTTCGCGGTGGCCTGCCACCTATACGAGCGGTCCAGCACCCGGGCGGTGGTCGGATCGATCGCATGCTCGTGGTTGGGCGGCTGCCCGAACCAGATGCGGATCGCGACGAACACGCCGCCGCTGCGCAATCGCATCCGGTAATAGCCCGGGATCGGAGCGTCGGGGTCGAAGCCTGTCGCCTGCGCGCGCGCCGCGCCCGGCGCGGCGTAGATGAGGTCGGGGCGGCTCACGCGTCGTCTTCCTCGACAAACCCGATGCGGATGTTCGGATGGTTCGAGCGAGCGATCCGCAGAGCGGTCAGCCGGTCGGCGGCGCGGACCGTACCTATGCGATAGCCGTACCGGCGCGATCCGACCCAGACGCCCCACACGCGGTTGACGTCGATGATGTCGACGGCGCGCCTCACCGATCTTGCCCCTCAAGCGCGTCGAGGAACTCGTGCCAGCTCTGGCGGAAGCTGATGACGATCGCGACAAGCGCGACGACGCCAGCGGCGATCATGGCGCCGGTGCAGAGGATGTGGGCGAGGGTCATATGACGACCTTCTCGACCACGACGTCATGCCCATTGCGCGTGAACAGTTTGGCACGCTGGAGCATCGATCCGCCGCCCCACCGATAGCGGGAGACGCGGCCGTCCTTCCAAAGGATGCGGACGTGGACGACCATCACGCCGCAGCCCTCCGCGCCTCAGCGACGCGATCGAGCCGCGCCGGCAGATTGATCACCGGAGCAACCGGCACGAGCCGATACGCGATGATATGCCAGTCGCGCGGGCCCTGATGCCGCCACGCGTCCCGAAGGCCGGTGGCCCAGAAGCCGGCGAAGTGCGCCTTGCGATCCTCGATGCCGTTGCGAAAGCGGACGTGGATCAGCGTCTCATAGGGCAGCGGGCATTCGCCGCCGTCGTGGGCGATCCAGCCATCTGCTGCGACGATCTTGCTGTGGACCGACATGTATCCATCCTCGATGCGGCCCGACGCTCATCCGAGGGGGGCGTGGAGAGCGTCGGGCCTGGGGCGCCGGTCGATCAGGGGGGGCAGATCGTTCGGCGATGGGATGGAATGTGCACGTGATGCACAACGAGGTCAATAGAGAATGTGCATACTCTGCACATTTATTTTCAGGGCACCGCGAATCGGTGCAGCCGCCTAGTCGTCGGGCGGCAGATAATCCGGGTAGAACCCGTGGTCGTTGTCGCCCACCGGAGGGCGGTCGCGCGGCGCCGGAAGTTCCGGAGCCGACCCGTCAAACGTGACGCGAATGACGGCGCCCCAATCGGTAGCCTCCTGAAACACGGCGCATATGTCAGCGCCGTTCCGCCATTGTCGGTGGATCAGGAGCGCCCGCTCCGCCTTCACATAGCCGATCTGAATACCCCTCGCGGAGAAAACCATGACCGCGTTGGGGTCGGCCGGGTTATCCGGCTCTGGTTCAAGTGTGACCGTTTCGCCCGGTGCGCACGCTGCGATCTCAAAGCGTCGAGGGATTTGCCCACGCTTACGCGGCTTCAGGTTCTTATAGTCGACGCCAACGACCGCGAGCGAGAGTTGCCGAACCATCTCGTCTGCTACTGCCTGCCTGCTGCACCCTTACGTACCTGGTCGACCAACGCGCGCGAGAACTCGAAGCCCAGCGAGCTATTGGTGTCGCTGAAGATCGTCGCCGTCTTGGTGCCAGCAACCAGGTCGAATTCGTTTACCTTCGCGCCGGCATGCATCACCGTCACCCGGGCCGAAACCGATGATCCCCCGGCGAGGACGCCGAGTGTTACCCGGCCGGCTGCTCCGACCGTCTTGCCACGGTGAATAACGATGATGAGGTGAGTCTGGCCGTTCGTCGCATATGGCAGCACGGGGTCGAAATCATGTTCGAGGTTCAGCCGGCCGGCCACCGATTCCCGGATCAGCGTGTTGAGCTTCCGGGAGCCGCCCTGGACCTCGATGCTGATCGATCCGCTCTGGGTGAACGGAACTGGCGGCGAGACCTGAGTGACCGCGCTAGAAATGGCGTGCGCGGGCGCGTCGGCTATCAATAACGCAGCCGCACAAGCCCACAGCATCCGGCTCATAGGTCTCGCGCGAACCAGATGGCTCGCCCCTCGATCGTCAGGTCGCCCGCGTCGACCTCTATCGGATCATGCTCCGGGTTCTCGGAGATGACCAATACCCGCTGCGGCCCGACCGGCCTCAGCCGCTTCAAGCCGTGTGCGCCCCAGAGCGTTATCCAGTAATAGCCGTCGATCCGGCTCAACGTGCGCTCGGTCGTGTCGACCAGGATCCGGTCGCCCGTATAGAACTTCGGCTCCATGCTGTTGCCGATGCCGCGCACAACGCGAAGCCGGTGAAAGGGCGACCTTGTGATCGCTCGAAGCAAGCCGATGTCGAACTCGACCGGCTCGCCCTCGACGAAATCCTCGATGGGCGTTCCCGGCCCCATCGACAGCGATAGGTCAAGCGCGATGATCGGCGCCGTCTCTCCGCTCGAGGCGCTTTGTACCGGCGGGGAATCCGGAGCGGGCCGATGCCCCCCTTCGAGCACGCCGAATTTCTCAAGGATCTCCTCACGCGAGACCTTGAAGATGCTGGCGAGGGGCGCGGTATGCTTCACATCGAACGGGAGCGTGCCGTTCAACAGCTTCGTGGCGATCGTGCGGTCCCGACCGATGGCCTTCCCGACAACTGAATCGTTGATGCCGAGCTCGGATTTCCGCTGCTTGAACCATGCCTTGTCGACCATGTGCCGGTTGTGCACAGGCGAATCGGTTAAGTCGCGAGCATAATCTGCACATAACGCGCTTGACGATTGTGCAATATATGCACATTCTAGGGGCATGACCACAGCGCTGCAGAGCTACATGGACGCGAAGGGTCTGCGAGATGCAGACCTGGCCGCGCCTCTCGGTCTCGACCGATCCATGGTGAGCAAGATCCGCCGGGGCATCATTCGCCCCTCCTTGGAGACCGCCGCGGCGATCGAGCGCCAGACCGAGGGTGCGGTGCCGATGCAGTCATGGGTTGAGGCACCGGAAGGCGCCGCGGCATGACCCCGCGCCAGTCCTACCTGCTCTTCGCCGCGGCTATGTCCCTGTCGGTCATCGTGGCGCGCTGGCTGCTTGGCCTTGCAGGTCTGATCGTCCCGACCTGGGCGTTCGTCGGCGCGCTCATCTTCGTCAATTTCGGCGCGCTCTTCCTGGCGGGCGCCTGCCATAGCGGGAGCGCTCGGTAGATGACCCAGCGTCAACTCGACGTGCTGGCGTTTATCGTTAGCTACCAGCAGGCGCACGGCGGCGTATCGCCCAGCTTCGGCGAAATAGGCGCCGCGCTGGGGACGACATCGAAAAGCACCGCCTTCCGGCTGCTTCGCGGCCTTGAGGAGCAGGGCTTCATCCGCCGCCTCAAGAATCGCGCCCGCTGCATCGAAGTGCTGCGCGCGGCGTCGGGGGCGGTCGCCGGCCCGTCCGCTGCGCCGGCAACGGCGATGCGCACGATCCCGCTCTATGCGTTGCATGCCCGGCCGACTGCCGCCACGGACCGCTATCCGTTCCTGGCGCATCCGACGTGCGCTGAATGGGGCACCGGGTCTCTTCATGGGGTGGCGGCATAATGGCCGGCGCCCGCGAAATCCCCTCTCGCGAATGCGAGATCACCGCCGCAACGATCGCCGCGCAGGCTCGATTTTTCGACCTCGCCGATCAGCACGGCTTCACCCGCAAGTTCATCAGCCTGTCGACGGGCATCCCGACGGGCACGCTCAAGGATTGGGCCAACGGCACGATGATGCCGCTCGCCGGCGCCGTGAAGATCATCCGCATCAAGGGGCTGCCGAACGATATCGCGACGCTGCTGATCGAGAAGTCGGGCAAGTCGATCAGCGACGCCGAGCCGGACGAGACGGACGTCGACGACGCCGCGATCGCCGCGCTCGAATATGCGCTGGAATGGGCGCGTGCCCGCCACCCCGCCAGCCCCAGCGGCACCCGCATCGACCACACTGAGAAGCCGAACGTCGCCCAGGCCGGGCGGCACCTGGCCGATCGCGCAGGAAAGGTAGGCGGAGCATGAAGGCACCGACCCCGCTCCAACAGCGCCGCATGTCGGAGCTGCTCGCCATGCTCTCCGAAGTCGCGCGCAAAGGCGCGCCGTGCCCGAACAATACCGAGATCCAGGACCGCATCGACCTGTCGAACGGTTCCGAGGTCCAGCCCTTGTTTCACCGTCTCGAACTGGCGGGGGTCATCAAGGTCGAGCGGACCGGGTGCAGTCGGCGGGTGACGATCGTCGAGACTGGCATGACCACGGGATGGACCGCCATCGTGCGTGGTCGTCCCGGTTATGCCGGCGTTCGCGGGCCCGGAGATAGCCATTTTCCGATCGAAGGCTTTCGCGGCGACCTGCCGCCGGAGCGCTATCTCGACCGCGATCCGTGCCCGCGCTGTGGTGTGCGGGGCGATCTCGGATGCGCGCATAGTCGGAGGCTCGCGGCGTGAGCGCCCTCCCCGCCCTCCAACAGACCGTGCTCGACCTGATCGAGGAGCACGATCGAAAGAGCGCCGACATCGAGCAGGCGATCGCCTCATTCGATGATGCATTCGCGCGCCTCGGCATGGCCGCGACCGTCCAGGGGACATTCGTCGAGCCGGTCGGCACGCGATCCTATCTCTACGCCGACCGGCTGCGCTCGAACCTGCTCAAGTCGGGCTGGAAGGCGATCTACAACCGGCTCCAGATCGACCGGATCGCGAGCGCCAAGGACAAGGCTCTATTCGAACGCGCGATGGCGAGCCCGCCGCCGCTGACCTTCGACAACGCGAAGGCGACCTTCGGCGACTACTTCGTCCGCCCGCGCTTCCATATCCTGCGCGGCCTGGCCGAGGTCTTCGCCGATCTGGACCCAGCCTATAAATCCCATTCGAAGGTCAGGATCGGCGTCAACGGCCTGCCCAAGCGGATCATCCTGCAGGGTTGGGGCTATTCCGGCTGGAGCCGCGACAAGTTCCAGGACATCGCCAACGCTCTTGCCACCTATCAGGGCAAGCCGCGCGTCGAATGGGTCGAGATGCTCGACATCGATGACCAGCACAAAGCAGGCGAGGACGCCCGCATGAATGGCCGCAAGCTCAAGCGATTTGTCGTGGGTGGTCCGGATCAGGACTATGTCGCCCCGGATCGCGGCATCATGGTCCGTGGCTTTGCCAACGGCAACGCGCACATATTCTTCGAGAAGTGGGCGCTCCTCGACATCAACCGCGCGCTCGCCGAGTTCTATGGCGAGGTGCTTCCCGATGCCGAGGAGGAGGACGTAAAGCCGAGCGTCAGCACCGCGGTTTCCAAGGATCTCCAATTCTACTGGTCGCCGCCCGAGGTCGTCGACGCCGCGCTCGATTTCGCGAGCGTGTGGAGCCGACAGCAATATTCGGGACAACGGCCGGACCTGCGTATCCTCGAACCTTCGTGCGGCGACGGTCGAATTCTGGATGGAATTGCCGCGCGCGGCTATCGCTCGCTCGGTTTCGAATATCACCCCGGTCGAGCTGTGCAGGCGCGGGCCAAGGGCCATAGCGTCGTCACCGGAAATTTCCTCGAGCAGCCGGCCACGCCCGATTTCGATCGGGTCGTGATGAACCCGCCCTTCTACGGGCGCCACTATGTCAAGCATGTCCGCCACGCGCTGGGCTTTCTCAAGCCCGGCGGGACGCTCGTGTCGATCCTGCCGGCAACGGCCCACTACGATCACCGCGAGCTTGAGGGCGAGTGGCGCGACCTGCCGGTGGGGAGCTTTTCATCGGCCGGCACGAACGTTCCGACCGGCCTGCTCCGAATCACACGGGGGCGTGTATGACGTGGCCCTTCGGTGACCTCCGCATGTTCGGCTATGGCGCCATCCTTGCGGACCCGCCGTGGTATTTCCGCAATTTCTCCGCCGCAGGAGAGGCGAAGAACCCCGTCGCTCACTATGGTTGCATGTCGACTGACGACATCGCCGCGCTGCCGGTCTCGCACCTTGCGGCGCAGGACTGCGCCCTGTTCATGTGGGCGACCGCGCCGATGCTGCCCGATGCCGTGCGGCTCATGACCGCATGGGGCTTCACATTCAAATCCGCCGGCGCCTGGGCAAAGCAATCGACGACCGGCGAAAAATGGGCATTCGGCACCGGATACTGCTTTCGCTCTGCAGCGGAGTTCTACCTTCTCGGCACAATCGGCAACCCGCCGGTCCGATCGCGATCCATCCGCAACCTGATCGTCGCTCCGATCCGCGAGCATAGCCGGAAGCCCGACCAGATGCATACCGACGTCGAGGCGCTCTACGACGGCCCCTACGTCGAATTGTTCGCCCGCTCCACCCGACCAGGCTGGGACTGCTGGGGCAACGAGACGGGCAAGTTCGAGGTGGCCGCCTGATGGCCGGCTTCTCCCGCCGCGTGCGCCCGGTGCGCCGCCACAACCCGATCGTGAAACCCGCGCTGGCCGGGCCCGCCAGCACCACCTCAGAGGAGCCAGCAATGGCACGACGGAAGAAGCAGACCGGAACGGTCAACGGCGAGGTCCCCAAGCCGGACTTCGAGAAGGCGGTGAAAATCTACCGCGAGGATATTCGGCCGGCCCAGGGCACGGTCGGCGAGGCCGCGCAGGAGATGTCGACCGCCTACAAGGCGATCAAGAAACAGGCCCATATCCAGCCACAGGCGGCACGCCTCGCCTTCCGGCTCGACGCCATGGAGGAGAGCAAGCGCGACGATTACCTGCGCTGCTTCCGCGGCCTGCTCAAGGAGCTGAAGATCTTCATGCCGAGCGATCTCGTCGATGCCGCGCAGGGCAACGGCGATGCCGGCGGCGAGGTGATCCCGATCGGCGAGCGCCGGCCGCCGCAACTCGCGACCGTGCCGCGCGACGATTCCGATCTCGCCGGCAGTGGCGATACCCCGACCGCCAGCGCCGACGATGTCGAGGCATGGGTCGTCTTCGACCCCGACGCCAACCTGTATATCGACCCCACCGGCAAGGATTGGGCGGCGTTCGCGGATTGCGGCCGGTTCACCCGCGCCCGCGCCCAGGAGATCGTGGACAGCTTCGGCGAGGATGCCGACGGGTTGCAGATCGTCGATTCCGCCGGCCCGCTACCCGGTCCCATGGTGTCCGAGGCGGCCGAATAGCGCCATGCGGGTCATCTTCCTCGATCTGTCCAAGCGCTCGGCGGGCTATGCGTGCTGGGGACCTGGTGACCCTCGCCCAGTTTCCGGCGCGTGGGTGCTCGGTTCCGAGTTCACCTCGGACGGCCTGGTCTATTGCAAGCTGCACCAGAACCTGTCCGATCTGCATGCGCTTGGGCGGATCGAGGCCATTTTCTGGGAAGAGCCGCTCGACGCGCGCGTGCTGAGCGGCCACACCAACATCGACACCCTCCGTGTGCTCAACGGCCTCGCCGCCCATGCCGCGAGCTGGGGCGAGGCGATGGGGTGTCGCGTGATCAAGTCGGTCAACATGACCGTCTGGCGCCGATTCTTCATCGGCTCGATGCCGCGGGCAACCAAGACGGCCGAGCTCAAGCTGATGTCGATGCAGCGATGCCGACAGCTCGGTTTCAAGCCCGCGACGCACGACGAAGCCGAGGCCATCGGCGGGCTTTCCTACGCCTGCGATCAGCTTGGATTGACGCCACCCTGGCGCGACCAATTGCTGTTCGGCGGCCGGACCATTCGAGAAGGCCGTCTATGACCGCTCCCGCCCCCCTCACGCCGCCCGATTGTGACCTGCGCGGACTGCCGTTCATGCCGCTCGACGTGATCCGGCTGGTCGATTCCGATCTCGCCGCGCTTTCGACTGGCGAGGAATTCAAGGCGGCCGTCGTGCTCTGGTGCAAGTCCTGGGTGCAAGTTCCGGCTGCAAGCCTGCCTGATGATGACCGAATCCTCGCGCATCTCTCCGGTGCTGGCGCACGCTGGAAGAAGATCAGGACCGGCGCATTGCGCGGGTTCGTAAAGTGCAGCGACGGTCGGCTCTACCATCCTGTCGTCGCCGAGAAGGCGATTGAAGCGCTGCCAGCGCGTCAGGAGTATCGAGAGAAAAAGTCAGGAGAATCAGAGCGTAAGCAGCGCGAGCGAGAGGCGCGCCGGGAAATGTTCGACCAGCTTCGCGCGGCAGGCGTCACGGCGGAATGGAACATCAAGACGAGTGACCTGCGCGCCTTGGTCACGCAACATGTCACAACCAAGGACGTGACACCTGTCACGCCTGTCACGGAACAGGTCACGGCTAAGACAGGGACAGGGACAGGGACAGGGACAGATTCTAATATTGATGATGACGTTGACGCGCGCGCGCCAGCGCTCGGCGACGATCCCCCTTCCCATGACCCGATAACCCTCGCCGCCGAGCTCTGCCGCATCGGCGGAGTTCGTCACCTGGAGCCGAACGCCATCAACCGGCACGTCGACCAGGCCCGCGAATGGCTGAACGACGGTTTCGATCCCGAAACCGAGATCATCCCCGCAATCCGCGATGCCGTCGCCTCGGCGACCACGACGATCCACAGCCTCAAGTTTTTCGATCCGACCATCCGCCAAGCCCGAGCGCGCAAGGAGGCGCACGACCATGGACATGAGCCACAAGCCCGGAACCGCGCTGGTCGAGCAGGGGCAGGAGGAGGAGGAGGCCTCTGCGCCAGTCCCGCAGAGGCCATCCTTGCCGCGCGCCGTAATCTCGGCATTGACCGATAACTCGGCGCCGGGCGAGGCCTGGGATGTCGCGCAAGGCATTCGCGAACTTCGCCGCGATGGCCAGCTTGCGCATCTGCCCATTTGCATCGCCAGGCTGGAGAACGCGCTGCTTCCGGTCGACGGCAAGTGGCTCGAGGACCGGCTGACAATCATGTGGACGGCCATGGGCCACAGCCGCGACCCGAGGGTATCGGCGGCATGGTTGCATGAGACGATCCGGCTACTGTCCGACCTTCCGGGCGACATCGCGGCCGACGCCATCGACCAGGCGATCAAGGCCAGCGAGCGCGGCTACATGCCGAGCGTTGGCGAAATCAGGAAGATCGCCGATCCCATGGTCGCGAAGCGCAAGCGCGCCCTCGCCCGGCTGCGCGCGGTGGTGACGTACACCCGAACCGATCCGGTCGAGATCAAGCGCCCGACGCCGGAGCAGGTGGCGGATATCCTCCGCGAGAACGGCTTCGCTTCGATCCTCGATGCCAAGGCGGAACGAGAGGCTCGCGCAAATCGTGGGCCGGCCCGCAATCCGACCCGGGAGGATTATCTCGCCATGGGTGTGGCGGAGGAGCACCTGCCGGAAGCGATGCGGGTCGATGCACAACAGCACTCGGGAGCGTGATGAAATGATGATCGTCCAGGCCACCGCATCCCCGAATGTCCCAGTTACCGACCCCGCCCGCGACGCCTGGCTCGACGCCGGTCGCACCCTCGCCGCCGAACGACGTGACGTCGACTGGCGCCTTGGCGACTGGATGCTCGAAGGGCGTGAAAAGGGCTATCTCGACCAAGCCGGGTTCGATTTCCTGTCCGATAATCTCGGGATTGCCCCCAAGCGGCTCAAGGTGATCACGCGCGCCGCCGAGACCTTCCCCCGTCATCTCCGCGACGAGACGCTCACCATCGAGCATCACGCCTATGTCGCCGATCTACCGCGCGATGAGCAGATGAACCTCCTTGGGCAAGCCCGTCGCGAGCACTGGAACGACGATGACCTGCGCAAGCACGTCATCAGCCACAAGGTCCGCACTGGCCGAGTCGACAGCCTCTCTGGAGAGGAGTGGGACCATCATGCGCTGGTTGCCCTCCAGCATGCCTGGAACCGGGCCAATCCGCATGTGCGAGCCGAGTTTCTTGAAATGGCCCAGGAGGCCAATGGTGGGGTAATCGATGTCTGACCGAGCAGCCTATCGTCGATATTCTTCACGGCGCATCCCGCCGGTGCCGATCGAGTTCGTCGATCAGTTCCTGGAGGGTGGATATCGCCGGATCGAGCGCATCTATGGCGGTCGCAATGACCTGGTGCGGAAGTGGATGGAGATGGCGGGTGGCGAGCACGTTCTCAAGGCGATGCGGCGCGCCCGGCTGTCGGAGATCAGGAGGAAGTCGTGAGCACGCTGCCGCACGCCATCCACGTCACCGATCACGCAATCGTCCGCTACATGGAGCGCGTCTACGGCATCGACATCGATCGCATTCGGGCTGAGCTTGCTTCGCCGACGGCTGCGCTCGCCGATCGCATCGGGGCGCCATTCGTAATCCTGAAATCGGGACATCGCGCGGCCGTTCGTGACGGTTGCGTCGTCACGATCCTGTCGAAGCGGGAACGGAGGCGGACGCTGTGACACCCAAGCAGCGCGCCTTTGTCCTCGAATATCTCGTCGACCTCAACGCGACGCAGGCGGCGATCCGTGCTGGCTACAGCGCGAAGACGGCCAATGAGCAGGGCGCGCGGTTATTAGCGAATGTTAGCGTTGCGCAGGCCATCACCGCTGCCCAGGCGGCGCGCCTCGAACGGACCAAGATCGATGCGGATTGGGTTCTCGCCCGCCTCGCCGCGGAGACCTCGGCCGACGCCGCCGATCTCTACGACGAAACCGGGCGGGTGAAGCCGATCCACGATTGGCCGCTGATATGGCGGCAGGGTCTCGTCGCCGGCATCGAATCGTTCCAGGAGCAGGTCGGGAAGGACAAGGACGGCAACCCGATCTTCGCCACCGCCTACAAGCTCAAGCTCTCCGACCGCGCCCGTCGCGTCGAGCTACTCGGCAAGCACGTCTTCGTCAGCGCGTTCCGGGAGCAGGTCGATCACACATCGTCGGACGGATCGATGAGCCCGCCGTCGCTGGCGGATTTCTACGCGGGGAAGATGCCGGCGAAGCCTGACCGGGGAGTTGCGGAATGACCGATCGTGTCCGCCTGCGGTGGGAGATATTCCAAGGCTCGGCAGAGCAGGCATTCCTTGGCGATGTCGAGATCGGCATGATCGGCCAGCTCGACGACGACCCGAGCACATGGTGGTTCAAGGTCGACGGCATCGCCGTGAAATGGATCGCGAAAGGGTTCGGCCACGTCAAAGGTAAGGCCGCCGCCCGACGGGGCGTGGAGCGTGCCTTCCGTGCCTGGGCAGAGCGCGCAAAGCTGCTGTGAACGCCCCCGCCGGTATCGGGCACAACGGCGGCCCGACACTCAACCCCATCCTCGCCGACTTCTGGCTCGCCCCGACCAACGAGAAGGGCGAATCGGTCCGCAACCGCGTGCTCTACGGCGGACGCGCCTCGTCGAAATCGTGGGACGCGGCGGGCTTCGCGATCTTCCTGGCCACCCAGTGCAAGATCAAGGTGCTCTGCGCCCGCCAGTTCCAGAACAAGATCGAGGAATCGGTCTACTCGCTGCTCGTGACGCAGATCGAGCGGTTCGACCTAAAGCGGCAGTTCCGGATTCTCGACAACAAGATCATCCATAAGCGAACCGGGTCGGAGTTCATCTTCTACGGCCTCTGGCGCCACATCAGCGAAATCAAGTCGCTGGAAGGCATCGACATATGCTGGCTCGAGGAGGCGCACGCCCTCACCGAGGAGCAGTGGAAGATCCTGGAGCCGACGATCCGCAAGGACGGGTCGCAATTCTGGATCATCTTCAACCCGATCCTGTCGACCGACTTCGCCTGGCGCCGGTTCGTGCTCAACCCGCCGCCCGGCACGCTGGTCCGCCAGATCAACTATACCGAGAACCCCTTCCTCTCCGACACGATGCTGCGCGTGATCGAGGCCGCGCAGGAGGAGGATCCGGAAGATTACGAGCACATCTATCTCGGCGTCCCGCGCGACGACGATGAGAGCGTCGTCATCAAGCGGTCCTGGATCACCGCCGCGATCGACGGGCATATCGCGCTCGGCATCACTCCCGCGGGATCGAACCGGGTCGGGTTCGACGTCGCCGACAGCGGAGCGGACAAGAACGCTCTCGTCGCCGCTCATGGTCCGCTCGCGATCTGGACCGACATGTGGAAGGCCGGCGAGGATGAACTGCTGAAATCGGCAACCCGTGCACGGCAGGCCTGCGTCGAGCGCGAGGCGGAGCTGATCTACGACAGCATCGGCGTTGGTGCAGGTGTCGGCGCCAAGGTCAACGAGCTGAACGAGGATGGGATCGATATCCGCCATACCGGCTTCAACGCCGGCGGCGCTGTGGCGAATCCCGACGCCATCTATGCCCGCTCGCACCCGCCGCGCACGAACAAGGACATGTTCGCCAATGCCAAGGCGCAGGCATGGTGGAGCGTCGCCGACCGGTTCCGCAACACCTTCAACGCGGTGAAGCGCGGCGCGACGTTCGATCAGGCCGATCTCATCTTCATATCGTCGGAGATCGACAACCTTGCGCTGTTGATCGACGAACTATGCACGCCGAAGCGCGATTTCGACACGGCGGGTAAGGTCAAGGTCGAGAGCAAGAAGGACTTGGCGCGGAAGAACCGGCCGGGCGGACCGAAACCGTCACCCAATCTCGGCGACGCGTTCGTGATGGCGATGGCGCAGATCCCGGGCAAGCGCACCCTGTTCGACGTCGTATGAACTGGCGTCCGTAGCGGGGGCGCGCTCCTCGCAACAGTTTCCGGCCATGTCCGGTCGCATCGTCAACGTCCGCCCGAAGCCCGGCTTCGTCTTCGATGGCCAGACGGTCTACCCGTCCAACGTCGTGCCGCTCCGCGATGGCCTCGCCAACATCATGACCGGCCGCGGCACTTCGATCGACCGCACGATGCGGAACTTCTGGTTCCGCCGCTTCCAGAGTCATGAGCAGATCCTCGCCGCCTATCTGGCGTCCTGGCTCCACCGCAAGATCGTCGACGTTCCCGCCGAGGACATGACGCGGGCCGGGCGCGATTGGGACGCCACCGACGACGAGATCGCCAAGATCGAGAAGGAGGAGGAGCGGCTAGGCTATTGGGCCAAGGTCTATGAGGGCCTCCATCTCGGGCGGCTTGGCGGCGGCGCAATCCTGATCGGTATGGGCGACGATCCATCAAAACCGCTTCCGGCCACGATCAAGCCCGGCGGTATCCAGTACCTAACGGTGCTCTCGCGATGGGAACTGACGATCGGTCCCGAGGATCTCGACCCCGCCAGCCCGACCTTCAAGCAGCCGCGATATTTCACGCTGGTCGGTCAGAGCCGCCGCACCGAGATCCATCCGTCGCGCGTCATCTGCTTCCGCGGCCTGCCAATCCCCGCATTTCCCGGCGTAGTCTGGGAGGATCGCTTCTGGGGCATGTCGGTTGTCGAGGCCGTTGACGAGTCGGTGCAGCAGGCAACCGCGGCATGCGACGGCTTCTCCGCCCTGATCGAAGAGGCGAAGATCGACGTGTACCGCCTCAACGGCACCGTCGAGCAGCTTTCGCAGGGCGACAAGGGCGAGGCGCTGGTCAAGAAGCGGATCGAGCTCACCAACACCGGCAAGTCGATCCACCGGGCCGTCATCCTCGACAAGGAGGACGAATGGGATCAGCGCCAACTTGAGCTCGCCGGCATGCGCGACGTGATCATCACCTATGACGCCCGCGTCGCCGGCGCCGCCGACATCCCCGCGACCCGCCTGTTCGGCAAATCGCCCGACGGCCAGAACGCGACCGGCGAGAGCGACCTGACCAACTATTTCCAGGCGATCGGCTCGAAGCAGGAAAAGCAGCTCCGCCCGATGCTCGTTCGCCTCGATGCCGTCATGCTGCCGTCTGCGGGCGTGAAGGCCGACCTGACGTGGTCGTTCTCGCCGCTAATGGTCCTTTCCGAGAAGGACCAGGCGGAGATCGAGAACAAGGAAGCCGACACGGTCACGAAATATGCGAATGCGGGGCTTGTTCCGGAATCGGCGCTGGCGAAGGCGACCCAGAACCGCATGATTGAGAGCCAGCGGTGGCCTGGCTTGCAGGACGAGATCGAGAAAGCCGAGGCGGCGGGGGAGGAGTTGCCGGGCAGCGCCGCCGAACTCGACGTCGTGCCGGTGCCGGGTGTCAACCCGAATGGCGGTTCTGGCAACCGGAATCGCGGAAATGTAACCGACGCAGCGCCGCGCTCGCTCTATGCCCGCCGTGATGTCGTCAACGTCGCCGAGATCGCGGCATGGGCAAAGTCCCAAGGCCTTCCCGAGCTGCAGCCCGGCCTTCACGTCACCATCATCTATTCGCGGTCGCCGATCGATTGGATGAAAATCGACGCCGAGGATTGGAACCAGGAGAAAAACGGGCATATCGAAATCGCGCCGGGTGGGGTTCGTATCGTCGAGCCGCTGGGCGATAGGACGGCGGTCCTATTGTTCACCTCCTCGCGCTTGTCATGGCGACACGAACAAATAGTGCGCGCGGGCGCCGAGCACGGCTTCCCGGATTATCAGCCGCACATCTCGCTGACAGGTGAGCCGGTCGATCTATCGGGCGTCGAGCCGTATCGCGGTCGGATCGTTCTCGGCCCTGAGATATTCGAGGAAGTGCGCGAGCGGGGCGCCTGATGCCCTTCAACCTCCCCGCTATCGCCCGCGAGCAAGGTCTGCGCCGGGCCGTCGCCCTCCGCCCGATCGTTCCGACGCAGGCCATGGCGGCCGACCTCGCCGCGATCTACGCGCCGGCATGGCAGATCTGGCGCGAGCATGGGGCGGCCATCATGGCGGCCTATGATCCGAAGCCCCTGACCGATCGCCTGACCACCGACAGCCCCGAGCAAGCACAGACCGAGATCGACAGCGCTGCCCGCGACTTCCTCTCGCGCCTGCTGGTTGAAATCACCCCTGCCCTTCGCCGCTGGGTCGTTCGCGCCGAGCGCATCCACCGTGACAAATGGGCCGCTGCGATCGAAGCTGGGACCGGCATCGACCTGTCCACCCTCCTCACCGCCGGCGAGGTGAGCGAGACGGTCGAGGCGTTCGTCCAGCGCAACGTCGCGCTCGTCCGCAATGTCTCCGACCAGGCACAGTCCCGGATCTCCGATGCGGTGTTTCGCGGCTACCAGAACCGGACGCCGGCCCGCGAGGTGGCGAAGGAAGTCCGCGAGGCGACGGGCATGGCGCGGGCTCGATCGATCAGGATCGCCGGGGACCAGAACGCCAAGCTTTCAGCCGCGCTCGACTTGGAGCGGCAGGCAGAGGCCGGGCTTGAGCAGTATCGCTGGCGGCACAGCCACAAGGCCCACCCGCGCGCCGAGCACCAGGCGCGGGATGGGAAGCTGTTCAAGCTGGGCGAGCCTGCCGGGGATACGCCTGGGCAGGCGCCGTTCTGCGGGTGCCGCGCGCAGGCGTATATTCCGCTGCTGGATGAGATCGACTAGTATGGTGGCTCTAAGACCAAACTGAGGAGATCAGCCCGTGAAGTTTGCCTTCCTAACGGCCCCCGAGGGGTTCAAATTCGCGGTCAATGCTGACCAAGTCTTATTCGTGATGCCTGCCCAAAACCGCTCGGGCCACACACTTATCCGGTTTTGCGGCGATATTTCTCGTCTGGCGATCGAAAGCACTGAAGAAATCGTATCGTTACTGTCAGAAACCTAATCTTCGCGCCTAGCGTCCGTAGCCGATCTCCCCTGCCCGTCCGACAGTCTCCCGGTCGATGTGGGGTGGAGCAGTCCGGTAGCTCGTCAGGCTCATAACCTGAAGGTCGCGGGTTCAAATCCCGCCCCCGCCACCAGTTCGGAGTATCCGGCAGGAGGCGATCATGACTTCGGCGGGCAATGCCGCCATAGGGGCCGTCCTTCGGGGCGGCCCTTTTCGTTTGCCCGCACCCAACATCTGGCGTCCGTAGAGCCCGCCCGCAGCGTGGAGGCATCCATGCGCCATGTTCTTCATGGATCGCCTCACGCTCGATGCGCCCCGCCGGACCGCCGATGGCTATCTCGCCGTTCGGGCGCGGGCGGCACGGACCGGGGTGTATCAGTACACCGGGCGCGAGGTTGATCCCGACAACAAGCACGGGCTGCGTGATCAGGCCGTCGTCAATGTGTTGCGGGACGATGCCGCCGTGTTCGACGAGCGCTCCGTCCGCAGCTTCATCGGCAAGCCGATCACGAACGATCACCCCGCCGAAGCCGTAACCGCGAGCAATTGGCGCGACCATGCGCGCGGCGTGAACATGGGCGCGATGCGGGATGGTGATCATCTCGCGTTCGACCTCGTGCTGATGGACCAGGCGGCGATCAACGATGTCAACGCCGGCAAGGTCGAACTTTCGAACGGCTATGGATGCAAGCTCGAGTTCGGCGATTTCAAGGCCGCCGATGGCACCACCTGCCAAGCCCGCCAGACCAATATCGTGGGCAATCATATCGCGCTGGTCGATCGCGGCCGTGCCGGCTCGACCTGCCGTATCGGCGATGCCGCGCTTTGCGACGCCCTTCCCCGTTCCATCCTCGACGGTCTTACCAAGGAGAAACCCGTGAAGACCATGCTCATTGACGGTCTGACCGTCGACATCTCCAACGCCGACACGGCACAGGCGACCATCACCACCATCCTGGCCGCGCGCGATGCCGCGACCTCGAAGGTCACCGATCTGCAGAACCAGGTCGCGACCCTCACCACCGAGGGCGCGACCAAGGATGCGCAGATCGCCACCCTGGAACAGCAGGTGAAGGACGCCGCTCCGACCCCGGCCCAGCTTCGCGACGCCGCCAAGGCCTATGCGCAGGTCTGCGACAAGGCGAAGGCGCTCGGCGTGCAGTTCGCCGAGGACGCGGACAGCGACGCGATCATGAAGGCCGTCGTCGACGCCAAGATGGGCGACGCCGCCAAGGATTGGTCCGCCGACCAGATCGCCGCCTCGTTCGCCGTTCTGTCGAAGGACGCCAAGCCGGCCGATCCGCTGCGCGAAACCTTCCGCGACGGCATCCGTCAGCCCGTCAACGGCGCCAAGGCCGTCGACGCGCAGCGCCGCCGCTGGCTCGCCGACAAGGCGACCAGCTTCCGCACCAACGCCGCGTAAGGAGATCCCGACATGGCTGTGATTCAGAACAACTTCGTCGAGGATATCCCGGTCGGGTATCCCGGCATGGAGGCCGATGGCGAGCTCTCCAACATCATCACCCGCACGCTGGAAGGCGACACCGCCTGCGCGTTCGGCCGGCCGGTCTACCGTGGCACCGCCGACAAGGGCTGCGACCTGACCGTCGGAGCCGGCGAGCTGCTCGGCTTCGCCGTCGCCCGCAAGGGTCTGCCGGTCACCAGCGCCCGCGCCGCCGACACCTTCGCGCCCGGCGATAATGTCCCGATCAAGAACCGCGGCAAGATCTGGGTGACGTCGACCACGGTCACCGCAGACGGCGGGCAAGTCTACATCACCGCCGCCGGCGCCGTCTCCAACTCGTCGGGCGGCGGCAACGTCGAGGCGACGGGCTGGGTCTTCGAGGACACCCTGGCCAGCGCGCCCGGCCTCGTCCGCATCGTTCGCCGCTGAAAGGGGCCAGTTCCATGACCAAGCACATCACCCGCGACCAGATGGCGATGCTGGAAGATGGCTCCTTCGCCGTCTTCTTCGACTCGCTGACCGCCGCGATCGCCCACATCGAAGCGCATGACGCATCGGGCCTGACCTGGCTCGACGCGATCCGCGGCGTCGATTTCGGCGATGCCCAGCAGACCATGGCCTTCCTCGCGCCGCAGCTCCTGCGCGTCGAGCAGGGCGTGTACATGGTCAAGTATCCGGCCGCCGACTATGCCGACTTCATGCCGGTCGATACCGCCGGCTCGGTCTGGACGGCGGGTTCGCTGTTCTACAGCGGCGACATCGCCGGCAAGCCGGAATGGTTCGATGTGGCGGCGGACGACATGCCCTATGCGGATGTCTCGCGCACCCAGTTCCTGCAGGAAAACCACATCGCCGGTATCGGCTATAAGTGGAACCGCGGCGACCTGGAGCGCGGCCAGCAGCTCGGCATCAATGTCATCGCCGACAAGGCCGACGCCGCGACGAAGACCGCCGAACGCTTCATCCATAAGACCGGCATGTTCGGCGATGGGCTCAAGTTCGCGACCGGCTTCGTCAACGATCCGCTGATGACGACCACCACCGGCCTGCAGATCACCGCGAGCTCGGATCCGGACGACGACGTCGCCGTGATCAACGATGCGCTGACTTCGGTCGAGACGAACACGCTGGAAACCTATCGGGCCGACACCCTTGCGCTGCCGACCTCGATCTGGAACATCCTCGCGTCCAAGCGCATGACCGATACCGGCGTCTCTGTCCTGCGCTATCTCGAGCAGAACTCGGTCGTCGGCGGGATCACGCTCAAGCGGACCCGCCATCTGGAAACGGCCGGCGCCGGCAATAGCAAGCGCCTGATCGCCTATGCCAACACGATGGAGGTTCACCGTTTCCATCTGCCCGGCGGCGGACACCAGTTCTTCCCGGCGTGGCAGAAGGGTCCGTTCTCCTGGGAGGTGCCGGGCATCATGGCCATCGGAGGCTACGAGATCCGCATCCCCAAGGCGAAGACTGCGGTCGACCTGACCGAGGCATCGTAAGCCATGGCCTTCTTCCGCAACGATGCGCCCGGCGCGCGGATGATCCGCCTCACGGATCGGACCTATGTGCTGATCGATGCGGGAAAGATCGGCTCGGCGCCGCGGGAGAAGGTTGCCAGCGTTCCGGCGGGGGTGGTGGAGGTCGACGACGAGGGGAATGTCGTCGACCTCCCCGAACTGCCGTTGGATGTCGCGAAGCTCGCCCAGCTCGACCACGACGGCGATGGCAAGCCGGGCGGCTCCCTCAAGCAGGATTCGAGCGAAGCGCTGAAAGCGGCGCGCGCGGCCTACAAGGAGAAGTTCGGCAAGCTCCCGTTCAATGGCTGGCCGATCGAAGAGCTTCAGCGCCGCATGGAAGCGACCGCCGAGCCGACGGGTGGTGCGTGAGGCGTCTCGAAATCGGGCCGGGTAGCGTCAGGCTGCCCGGCTACGAGACGCTCAACCTGATCCGCACACCCGCCACCGACCACATCGGCGACTGCCGCCGCCCTCCCTTCCCCGACGCGACCTTCGACGAGGTCTATTCCTCGCACTGCATCGAGCATGTCGAATGGTTCGAGGTCGAAGCGACGATCGCTGAATGGGTCCGGATCTTGCGGCCCGGCGGCTCTCTGGAACTCCATACCGTCGACGGCGAGCGCATGATGCGCGTGATGCTCGGCGATATTGAGGTCCAGCCCGGGCAGTGGAAGCGCGACCTCCACCGTGACGATCCCTATGTCTGGGCCGCCGGCCGACTGCTCAACTACGCCAAGGGTGGCGAGCAGGGCGCAAGCTGGATGCACCGCGCGATCCTCACGCCCGCCTATCTCCGTCGCTGCTTCGAACGTGCCGGCCTGGTCGATATCGAGCCTGTCGCCGAGCCCAAGGGCGACAAGAAACACCGGGGCATCAATATGGGGCTGCGGGGCCGCAAGCCGTGATTAATATCCGCACCGTCGGCGACATGGCCGCGACGATCGCGCGCAACCTCCACCGTATCGACCGAAACGCCTTCGACGTTGTCGTCGGCATTCCGCGATCGGGGATGCTGCCCGCATCGATCATCGCGACCCATCTGCAGATGCCGCTCGCCGATCCGGCCGGCTATTCCGCTGGGATCGTCCACGGCCGCAGCGGCGCGCCGGCGCCGATCGGGAAGCGCGTCCTTTTGGTCGATGATAGCTGCAACAAGGGCCGGGCATTCGCGCGCGCCGTTCAACTGCTGCCGAACGGCACCCGCATCACGCGCCTCACCGTCTTTGGTCCTTATCAGGTCGACCCCGCCAGCGTGTGCGACATCTGGTTCGAGCAGGTCGGAGGCCCGCGCGTCTTCGCGTGGAACTGGACGAAGCATATCCGCCTGCCGCGCTGGGGTTTCGACATGGACGGAGTTCTATGCCGGGACTGCACCAAGGCCGAGAATGACGACGGAGAGTGCTATGCCGACTTCCTCGCTCACGTCGAGCCGCTGTTTCTGCCGTCGCGACCGATCGGCCACATCGTCACCGGCCGAGCCGAGAAGTATCGCGCGCAGACCGAGGCGTGGCTGGCCCGCTACGGCGTACAGTTCGAGGCGCTACACATGACCCCATGGCACACGAAGGCCGAGCGCATGGACGCGATGCGCTTCGCTGGCGGGCGCGGTGGCTGGAAAGCGGCGAAGGCGCGCGAACTGGGCGTCGAGATGTTCATCGAGAGCTGCCCCAAACAGGCCGCCATCATCGCACGAGAGGCCGGCATCCCGGTTTTCTGCACCGATACGCAGGAGGATATCCGGTGCTGAGCCTGGTCATGCCGTACTATCGCAACCCCGGCCAGCTCGCCCTGCAATACGACACGTGGACGCGCTGGCCGGCTGCTGCCAAGACGCAGTTCGAGGTCGTGATCGTCGACGATGGCTCGCCCGAGCCCGCGATCGCAGTGGATCGCCCGGACGGCTTGCCCACCCTCTCCATCTATCGCGTGCTCGAAGATCGCCCATGGCACCAGCACGCTGCGCGCAACCTCGGCGCACATGTCGCGCGCGGTCCGTGGCTGCTGCTGACCGACATGGATCATGTGCTGAAGGCGGAAGCGGCCCGGGCCCTGTTCAAGCGGATGGGTCGCCTTGATCCCGAGACCGCCTACTTCCTCCATCGTATCGACGCCGACACGGGCGAGCCAACGATCGGCACCGATGGAAAGTCGAAACCCCACCCCAACAGCTTCATTATGACGCGGGACCTCTATTGGCAGGCCGGCGGATATGACGAGGACTATTGCGGCATCTACGGCACCGACGGCCTGTTCAAGAAACGCCTGTTCGGCGTAGCGGCTCGCGGCTTCCTCAAGCATGTACCACTCATCCGCTACTCCCGCGATGTGATCCCCGACGCCTCGACTTCGACTCTGCCCCGTAAGGAAGGTCGAGATCCCGGCGCGAAACGGGCCGTGGCAGCGGCAAAGGCGGCACGCGGCACAGCCGACCAGGTCACCACCCTCAACTTCCCGTGGGAGCGCGTCCTGTGACCCTGACCGTCCTCACCTGGCTATGGAAGCAGCCACAGAGCCGGACCAACTTCTCGGCGATGCACGTCAATATCTGGGCCGCCATGGTACGCCGACATTGCACGCTCGACATTGAGTTGGCCTGTGTCACGGACATGCCCGAGGGGATCGATCCATCAATCCGGATCATCACGCCTCCGGGCGAGTTCGTTGGCCTCCAGACCCGGCGGTGGCGCGGAGAGCGCCCGAATTGCTACCGGCGCCTGACGATGTTCCGGCCTGACGCAGCCGACATTTTCGGGGAGCGCTTCGCCTGCATGGACCTCGATGTCGTCATTGGTGGCAACATCGATAGTATCCTCGACCGTCCCGAGGATCTGGTCCTGTGCGGGCCGTCCACCGACGGAGCGCGCTGGCGCTACAATGGTTCGATGGTTCTGATGACCGCTGGCGCGCGGCCGCACGTATATGAGGACTTCACGCCCGAGGGAGCCGAGGAGGCGAGCCGGCTATTCGTCGGCTCCGACCAGGCGTGGCTTGGCCACTCCCTCGGCCCCGGCGAGGCGACGTGGTCGATCGACGATGGCGTTACGCGGAACGGCGTGCCGGAGATGGGCGCGATCCGCTTCTATCCCGGCCATATCAAGCCGTGGGACTTGCTCGATGATCCTTGGGTCGCCGAGCATTATCGTATGGATGGGGATCGTCACGGTCTCGTCCTTGGCTACCGCCGATCGGTCTGGGATGAGGCGCGCGCGGCCATGGCGCGCTGTCGCTTCGATGGGGTGATCGCCTTCCCCGCCGCCGCCGAGAAGTGGCCCGGCCATGTCGATGCTGTCGCGGAAAGTCAGGATCAGATCGACCGCGCCGCGCGGATGCTGGGATTCGACAGGCTGACCTTCTGCGGCGCCTGATGGCGTCCGTAGCATGATCGCCGCCGCCGCATGATCCATGGGACATGGCCTACTCACCGCCCAGCAAAGCGACCTTCACCGGCCTGTTCCCCGCCTTCGCCGCGGTAACAAGCGACCAATATACGTTCTGGTCGGCCCGCGCCGGCCGCGTCGTCGATCCGATTCAGACGTGCTTGGATGAGGACGCCGATCTCGCGTGCATGCTGCTCACCGCCCATTATCTCACCCAGCAGGGCATCGGAACGGGCGCGGATGCCGTAGCCGCTGCACAGGGGGCATCGGGCTACAAGCGGATCAAGTCGGGCTCGATCGATCTTGAGCGTGCCGATGCGGCGGATAGCGCAGGGATGGGGGACTACGGCACCACCTCCTATGGCCAGCGGGTCTATCCGATGTTGAAGGCCTGCCTCGCCGGCCCGCGCGTGACTGATACCGGCGTACTTCCCTGCGAAGCTTGGCCCTATGGCTATGAGGGGCCGATCTGGTGAGCCTGCTCGATGGCGGGATCGCCGCAATCTTCGGTGCGGCGCTTGGCGGCATCTATCTCGACGGCCAGCTCGTTCGTAGCGGCGCCGGGCCCATCTATGACAACGAAGGCAATATCACCGGTTATGCCGGCGGACAGCCCATCGCCATCAAATGCCAGATTGACGCCGCCACCTGGGATATGCGTCGCGCCGAAGGTTATGTCGAAGGCGATATGCGCATCATCGTGCTGACAGCCGGGCTGGGCGTCGCGATCACCACCGACCACCGTATCACGGCCAAGGGCGCGACCTGGATGATCCAGAGCGTAGAACTAGACGCCGCTGCCAGCCATTATGTGCTGCGCGGGCGGAAGGCGTCGTAATGTTGCAGGAAAGCTGTATTTTTGCCATAAATCAGCGGGCCGGAACGACGTTGGCGCGTCGCCCGGCCCTGACCAAGCCGACTGTTGAGGAGTCGAATATGGCTAAGACGGGCCTATGCTCTGTCCCCGGCTGCATCAAGCGCGGAATCCTTCGTAAGACCTTCTGTGAACCGCATTACGACCGGTTCATGAAGTACGGCACGCCCTATGGCGGCGGTACTTTTCGCGGCGTCCCGCTGGCGTGGTTGAAGAACCGCAAAAAGTGGAGTGGCAACGAATGCCTCATTTGGCCCTTCGCAGAGCGTGGCCAAGGTTATGGTGGCGTCAGCTTTGAAGGGCGCAATGAGCGCGCCCATCGCGTCATGTGCATTCTGGCGCACGGACCGGCGCCATCACCAGAGCATGAAGCTGCGCATAGCTGCGGCAAAGGTCACCAAGGCTGCGTCAACCCACGGCACCTGTCATGGAAGACGCGATCGGGCAATCAGCAAGATCGCGTGGGTCATGGCACCCATAATCGCGGCGAGCGCAGCGCGATGCAGGTGTTGACTGAGCCCCAGGTAGTCGAAATCCGCTCGCTACATCATCGTGAAAGCCAGGTGTCATTGGCTGCGCGATTCGGCGTGTCTCGCAGTACGATCCGGGCTATCCATGATCGTAGATCGTGGGCGTGGCTGCAATGAAAATCACCGGCGCCAAAGCCCACAAGGCCCGGCTCGGCCGTATCCGCGGCGGCGCGATGGTCCGCGAGGTCGGGAAGGCTATCTATGTCGCAGCCGATATGATTGCCGTAGAAGCGGCAATCTCAATCACGACTGGTGCCGTCAGCGGAAAAAACCATGTACCAAGTAAACCCGGCGAGCCACCGAACGCAGATACCCACTTTCTAGATCGATCAATTGGCGTTGAGCAGTTCCAACCCTTGAAGGCGAAGGTGGTCGCCTACGCTCCATATGCCGAGGCGCTTGAGTTCGGGACATCGGATGTGGCGCCGCGGCCATTCATGGAGCCCGCAACCCGGAAAATGCGCCCAAAGGCTCGGCGCCTAGTCGCCGAAGCTGTCAAACGCGTCGCCCGAGGAGGTACGCTATGAAAATCCGGTTCCACGCCAATTACGATCACCGCTGGCCGTCGCGCGCGATGACCGCCTTCCCCGCAGGTTGGGAAGGTCGCGTCAAGCGTGAGGTAGGCGAAGCTGCGATTTCCAAAGGAAAGGCGACATTGATCAGAGATGATGATAGCGTCTTACCCCATGCGAGCGGACATCCTGACGGGACTGGACCTGTGGACCGACAGGATAAGCGACCTGCTACTGCTCGACGTGCCAGAGCATCTGGAGGACGCCGTCGCCGAAACGCTATTGATGATGGTGCTTCCAGCGCTGGCGATCAGCCCGTGGGCGATGCTGCATGACAACGATGCTGGATCCGATCCTGCCGGTCCGGGGGAAGCTGATCGCGGCTCTGAAGGCTGACGCTCCGCTCGCGGCGATCGTCGGCGCGCGTATCTACCCGGCCAAGGTTCCGGCGGACGTGGCCTGGCCGTTCATGCGGCTCGACGGCGCCAGTTCGATCCCGTTCCGTGGCGACGGCGGCAGCGGCGGCGAGGTTACTGGCCTGATCCACAATTTCGTCAAGGCCAGCGGTACGATCCTCGATCCCGAAGCGATGTGCGCCACGATCAACAGTCACGTCGTGCGGATCATCGAGGCGATGGACGCCGTCGCGCTCACCGGCGACACCGAGATCGGCGTATTCGCCCGACTGTCGCAGATCGTTCCCGATCCGGCCGAGGCCGACGCATTCCATGGCTTCGTCCGCTATGAGGCGCTGGCGCTCTAGCTGGCGTCCGTAGAGCCACCCTCCCCCCAGCCATAGCGTGCCGGAAATCCAAGGAGGTTTCTGGGCATGGCCTACACGACGTCGAAGCTCAAGAGCACCCGCGTCTATATCGCGATGGGCGACGGCGGCGCGCCCGAGGTCTTCTCACCCATCTGCGGCATCACGACCAAGGGCTTCCAGCAGACCCGACAGACCAACGACACGACGGATTGGGACTGCGCCGATCCGGACGCATCACCGATCACGATCCGCGATGTTGGGGCAAAGGACTGGACGATGACCGGCTCGGGCCTGCTCGCGCGCAGCCTGCTCGCCGATGTCCAGGCCGCATTCGATTCGGGCAACCCGACCAATTTCCGGTTCGTGTTCGATGAACCCGTCGCCGACACGATCGTCGGTGGCTATTATCAGGGCCCGGGCATCATCACCGATTTCAACGTCACCGGCGAGAATGGACAATATGTCCAGATCTCGATCACCATCTCGGGCGCCGACGCGGTCCAGTTCGTCAGCGGGAGCTGATCGAGTCATTCGCCGTTGGTTGAAACGTCCTTCGCCCAATCCCAGATCGTCCGAGGCGGTGGAAGCGGATGAACCGCCGACCCACAATGTTTGCATTTGATGGCTTCACGAGCGATCGCTTCCCGACAATATGGGCAGGGTCGGAGCGCACCTGACTGCAATCCGGCCCGTTCCGATTGGAGCCGTGTCCGCTCTCGATCTGGAGAGGTAATGGCAGCAGCAAGAAGACCGAGCGGTCCGAACAGGAAGCCAAGAAGCCCCCATCCGCATCCGCTGCGCCCTTTGTTACTGGCAATGACGAGTGAAAGCACACCGCACGCGAGCCAGACCAACAGTAGAAGTCCCATGCGCCACCCCTTGGCGTCCGTAGAGCCGCGGCTGTGCTGACACATAGCGTGCAGCTATGCAAACCAGCATCCCCCTTCCCTTCGGTGACGGCGAGTACATCTTCGCGCTGCCGATCAAGCAGATCGTCGCGCTGGAGTCGAAGGCCGGTCCCATCGACCTGGTCAAACACCGGCTCATCAACGGCGGATGGTCGGTCCTCGATATCGTGGAGACGATCCGCCACGGCCTGATCGGCGGCGGCAAGGGGATGGTGAACAAGGCTGACGTCACGGTCAGCGAGCTCAAGGCGAACCTGCTCGTCGACACCTTCATCGACGGTAAGCCGCTGGCGCCCCATTCGATCACGGCCAAGGCGATCCTGATGGCCCTCTATGTCGGCTACGAGCCGCAGGACGGTCAAAAAAAAAGCCCGGACGAGCAGACGGAGACAGCGGACCCGAGCGCATCGATTGGGGACTCGTCCTCCACAACTGCGTCACCATCGGACTGACGCTGGCCGACGCCGAGCGGCTAACGATGCCCGAATATCTCGCGCTCATCCATCACCACGAGCTCGCCAACAGCGCCGACGACGCCGGGCCGCCTCCTGACGAGGCTGATGTCACCGCCGCCTTCGCGCGCATGGAGCGCGCCGGCATCGCAAGGGTGCACTGATGACCGACGTCGTCTCCGATCGCGTCATCGTCGAGCTGGAAGCCAAGCTCGATCGCTACAACGCCAATGTCGTCAACGCCGAGCAGAAGTTCGACCGGGCGATGGGCAACATCCAGAAGAGCGCCGGGCGCGCCGAAGCGTTCGTCTCGCGCTCGGTCAAGCTCATGGCGGGTGCGCTTGCGGGCATATCGACCATAGCGGTCGCGCGGGCCTTTCTCGATATCGCCGACGAGGCCAAGAACCTCGACGCTCAGCTCAAGCTCGCGACGCAGTCGTCGGGGTCATTCGCCCAGGCACAGGCCGACGTTCGGCGGATCGCCGACGACACTCGTAGCGGGCTTGAAGAAACGAGCCGGCTATATGGCAATTTCCAGCGAAACGCGCGGCAACTCGGGATCACCCAGGATCAGGTTGCCCGTGCCACCGAAACGGTATCGAAAACGTTCAAGATCAGCGGCGCTTCGACAGAGGAAGCGTCGGGGGCGACCCGTCAGCTCGTCCAGGCCTTGCAATCCGGCGTCCTACGCGGCGACGAGTTCAACTCGGTCATGGAGGCGGCCCCGCGCTTGTCACGCCTTCTCGCGGACAGCCTGGGCGTGCCGGTCGGGCAATTGCGCGCCATGGCGGAACAGGGCGAGCTTACCGCCGAAAAGCTGACCAAGGCGTTCACCGACACGCGGTTCACCGCGGAGATCGACGCCGAGTTCAAGCAGCTCCCTGTGACGTTCGATCAGGCCATGACCCGCGTCAGGAATGCCGCCGTCATCACCTTCGGCGCGTTCGATCGCGGCGGCGAGTTCTCGACGGCCCTGGCTAATTTCGTGGGGGACGGGGCCGATGGCTTCGCCGATCTTGAACGCAAGGCCGAGGACTTCGGGATCAGCGTGCGGGGCACGATCGAAGGTCTCTCCGACGCCTTCGATCCACTGTTCGACACGGCATCAGCGCTATTCGAGGCGCTCGGCATCAAGTTCAGCGACATCTTCAGTGACGGCCGGGCTCAGATCCGTGACCTGCTGCTGACCATCGACCAGGCGACGGGGTGGCTGTCGCGGCAGGGCGCGCTCGGCGCGGCGCTCACCGGCAATTTCGACAACTACCTGAACGATCGCCCGCGCACCGGGAGCAATCTCCTCGAACGTTTCAATGCCCGCGTCGCTGCATCCGATATGGAGCGGCAGTTCAATCGGCAGATCCGCATCCTGGAAGGGGCTCAGAACCGCGGCAGTCCTGGCGGCGGCGGGAACACGACGCCAAACCCTGATCTCGCCAAGCACCAGAAGCTTCTCGCGGACCTCGAAAAGCTGAAGATCGTCGCGTCGGGCCAGGACCTCGCGAACATTAATGAGAAGATTGCACGCGAGAAGAAGATCATCGGCTACCTCAAGACGGGTGTCGACGAGCAGGCGGCTATCGCGGCGGCCGGCGGTCGGCAGAGCAGTGCCGCCAAGGACCTCGCCGCCTTCAAGCGTGAGGAAGCCAACCTCGCCGACAGCATTCTGCGCAGCCAAGCCGATCTGGCTGTCGGCATCGAGGATCGCACCAAGATCGAGCGCGATCGCATCGAAAAGGCACGGGTCGCTGCGGTTGCGGAGGTTGAGGCGGATACGCGCTATTCGGCGTCCCAGAAAAAGATCGTCGAAGCCCTGATCAACCAGGCTGCAGCACTGGAAGACGCCAAGGCCATCCGCGAGCGCGACGTCCAGCTCGCCAAGGAGGCGCTCGACGCCCGGGTTGCCTCAATCAAGAACGATCAGGATCTGCTCAAGGCCGAGGCCGACGTCACCGACACGCGCGAGGCGCGCCGCGATATTGAGATGCGCCTGCTCGATCTCGCCTATCAGCAGGAACGAGCCGAGCTCGACGCGCTGATCGCGAGCGGAGATGCAACGAAAGCGCAGATCGCGATCGCTGAGCAGCGCAAGGCCATTCTTGATCAGCTCCAACGCGCCGAAGTTACAGGCATCAACCAGCGCTACGAATCTCCGCTGGAGCGCTATCGCCGCAGGAACGAAGCGACCAGTACACAGGATCAGGTCGAGGAGCTCGTCGGCCGCGAACTCGACTACGTCCGCGACGGCATCAGGGATTCGATCACCAAGCGGCTCGGGATCAAGGACCCGCTGCTCTCCGGTATCATCGAGATGTTCATCCAGAAGGCGATCATCGGACCGATCACCGATGCCCTGCTGAGCGGGATTGGCGGCGGCGGTGGCGTCATCGGCGCGATCTCGGGCTTTCTCGGGTTCGCCGGCGGTGGCTCCATGACGATCGGCGGGCGGGGAGGCTCTGATCGGAACCTGCTGTCACTCAATGGCCGACCGATCGCGAACGTCAGTCGCGGCGAGACGCTCAGTGTAGGCAACAAGACCCTGGGCCGGTCCGGCGGCGGCGCGACCATTGTCCAGCAGATCACGATCGACGCGCGCAACAGTGTGACGCCTGAGGGCTTCGCCCAGGATATCCTCGCCATTTCTGGTCAGCAGGCGATCCACGCCGCCGCCGGCATGGGTCAGACCGTCATCAAGGGCGTGCCAACGCGCCTGGCGCAGTTCCAGCGGGACGGCACCTGATGGCGATCTACCGCGAGAGCACGATCGTTCGCATCGATTGCGACCCGCCGGTCCTTCTCTGGTCGGGCGTCGGGCCGCTGCCGGTTCCGGCGGATGCTGTCGTGCCTGCGCCAGCGGTGGCGCTCGGCGGGGGACAGCTCATCAGCGTCCCCGATTTCCAGCAACTCATCGGCGGCACCGCCGAACGCCTCGATTTCGTCGTGTCGGGCGTGGACGATGACATGCTGCAGCTTGCGATAGAGGAAGCCCCCAGCGTGCGCGGTGCGCGGGTCGACGTCGGGACCGCGAGCTTCGACGAGGACTGGCGCCTCTCCTCCGTCGATTGGGAGAACGTCTTTGAGGCCCGGGCGCTTACGGTGAGCCGCCCCAAGATGCAGGGCGGTAGGGCCACGCGCTCGGTCACGCTCACGATCGTACAAGGATCCACGCGCCGCTCGCGGGCCGTGCAGGCGTACTTCACAGATGCCGACCAGCGCCGGCGGTCAGCCGATGACGCGATTTTCAGCCACGTCGCGAGGATCACGTCCGGAACTTCGCGGAGGTTCGGGCCAAGTGACTGACCTCGGCAAATGGCTTGCAGCCCAGGGTGGCCGCAGACGCGAGCCGGGCGTCTGGGATTGCTGCGCCATGCCCGCCGAATGGGCAATCGAGTGCGGGCGACCGGACCCGATGGCGCTGTGGCGCGGCACATATGCGACGGACGAGGAGGCGGAGGAGCGCATCGCCGAAGCCGGCGGGCTGGCCGCGCTGTTCGCAATCGGAATGGACGACGCAGGCATCCGCGAAGTTGCCGATCCCGAAATGGGCGACATCGGCGTGATCAGCTTGGGCGCCCATGAGGCGGGCGCGATTTTCACCGGCCGCCGCTGGGCCTTCGTGCCGCTGGGCCGGGGACTGACCTTCTCGTCGCTGGATATGTCCAGCGTCCTCCGGGTCTGGAGGCCGTAATGGGCAAGTTCGTCGGCGTCATCATCGCGGCGGGCCTGGCCGTTGTTGCGACCCCGATCGCGGCGGGGCTCGCTACTGCTGCCGCGGCCGGTGCCACGGTCAGCGCGTTTGCTGTCGCTGCCGTAGGGGCCATTGCCACGCTTTCAACGGCATATGCGGTGACCGGCGCGCTCCAGTTGGGGGCCTCGCTTCTCGGTCTAGGACCGTCGATGCCTAAGCCGCCGACGTCCGAACGCGAAATACGGATGCCTCGCCCGCCGCGGGTGAGCGGCTACGGCCTGAGCCGCCTCTTTGGTGCGGTCATTCTTTACGAGACGGCCGCCGACGGCACTGCTGTCGATGTCCATGCCGTCCACGACGGCGAGATCGAGGAGATCGTCCAGCGCTATCTCGGCGACGACGCGATCAGCCTTACCGGCAACGTGGTGAACCCCGGAACTGACGGGCGCTACAAGGACGGCGCGATCAGCTTCTACACGACGATGGGCGTGACGCCCGGTACGGCGTTCGCCGCAGTCGTCGCAAAGCTGCCCGGAATCTGGACCGATGATCATCGCGGCGACGGCGTGGTCCTGATCGCGCTGCTCTCCAGCCCGGTGAAGGCGAAGAACTTCCTCGACGTCTACCCGAACAACGTTCCGTCACCCTCGATCGCGGCCAAATGGCAGCGGTGCCCCGATCCCTATGCCGAGGATCCGACCGATGAGAGCGGGTGGACCTGGACCTACAATCCGATCCGCCAGCTCATGCACTACAAGATGGTGCGGGAGGGTGAGGATTACGCGACAAGGATCGCCCCCGCCCTGTCCTATTGGCGAGTCGCATCGGACATCTGCGATGAGGCGGTCGACCTGAAGGCGGGCGGAACAGAGGACCGCTATCGTTCTTGCGTCGCCCACCGTCACATCGACGCACATGGGCAGGTCGTGGCCGCACTCCTCGCCACCTGCGACGGGTGGATCGCGCCTCGCAGCGATGGCGCCCTGATCGTCTACGCCGGCAAATATTACGAGCCGACCGTCTCGATCGGGCCCGAGCATATCGTTGCCTATGACTGGCAGGGCGTGGGCGTCGACGACGACGAGGCGGTCAACGAGATCATCTGCTCGTACATCTCTGCCGACCACGACTACAACACGGTCGAATGCGACGCCTGGCGCGACGAGGACGATATCCTCGAGCGGGGGCAGGTGCTTTCCGATAGTCTCGATCCGCAGGTGCCGTCGTGGGGGCAGGTGCGCCGACTTGCCAAGCGCAAGATGGCCCGGGTCAATGCCCTGCACCGCGGCACGGTGACGACGAATGTCGCCGGCCGGATCGTTCGTGGTCAGCGCTTCATCAACCTCGACCTGACCGAGGCTGGAACCACCTTCTACTCGGGGCCCGTCGAGATCACCGCCGTTACTCGCAACATGGCCACGGGGGGCGTCACCTTCACCTGGATAGCTGCCGACCCGAATATTGACGCCTGGGATCCTGAAACCGAAGAGGGCGAACCGGCGGCAAATGGTGACCGCAGCGAACTACCAACGCTGCTCGCGCCGATCATCTTCAGCGCCACACCCGAGTTCGCCGGTGACGGCCTTTCGGCTCAGATCAGGGTCGTCGTCATCGCCCCGGACCGCCCCGACCTCACCTGGTACGCACGGTGGAAGCTGTCCAGTTCGAGCGATTGGACCGAGGCGACCTATAGCGACATTGACCCCGGATCGAGCGTCGTCCTTGTTGTGGGGCTGGTGCCGCTCGATTCCAGCGTGGATGTGCAGGTCTCCTATTCGACCGGCGGGGGCCAGGTCTCCGTCTGGTCGGCAACCACCACCGTCGACACGACCTATGTGACCTGACACCTTGGCGTCCGTAGCGATTGGGCGAGGCCGGGCGGCATCGTCCCGCCATGCTGGTTTTCCCCACATGGCTCTTTCCGTTCCAGACGAAAGACTTCGACATCGATCAGGCGATCATGTCGGGCGGGGTGGCGCTGAACGGCGTCGAAGACGTGATAGCGACCGACGGCGGCGGATCATGGTATGCGGACCTCGGCAACGCCGACCAATATACCCGCAGCCGGGTCATGACGTGGCGCGCGTTCAAGTCGGCGATCCGCTACGGCGTCGATCCGTTCATTTTTCCCGTCTGTGATCTGCGCCATCAGCCTTCGATCTCGACGCATCGCGTACCGCACAGCGACGATACGCCTTTCTCCGATGATAGCCTCTATAAAGGAGTCGATAGCGACGCGCGCTTGTCGGCCGGCGCCGCACTCCGCGCGACGCAGATCAGCATCAACATGGCGCTGGCGAGACCGCTGATCGGCGGTGAGCGGTTTACCATCATTCATCCGACGATGCGGGATCGTTGCTATCAAATCGGCAGGATCATCAGTCTGACCAGTTCAACGGCAACGTTCCAGTTCCATCCGCCGCTACGCGAGGCCGCGGGGACTGGCGAGAGGCTCGATTTCCACAATCCGCGCTGTGTGATGCGTCTCGATGGCGCGATGCGCGCGCCCCTTGCCGGGCCCCGCTGGGCGACAGGCTCGGCTCGGTTCGTCGAGGATTTTTCCGGGAGTTACAGCTAATGGGCACGATCTCCGACGGGTTCAACGACGCCTTCCGCAACTTCAACACCGACGGCGTACCCGCGTCCGGGCCGTATGAGCCCGATAAAGCCCTGATCCGTGCGCTCGGCGTCATGATCGATGCCGGCCTGGCGTCCATCGCCAACGGCATCGCGATCGGAGGCGGCGTCGCCTACCAGACCCGCGCCGGCCTGTTCGCCGACCTTGCCCATGATGCGGGCACGATGGGCTTCGTCTGGGGCGACAGCACCGCCGCCTACAATGGCGTCTATGCGAAGAACGGTGCGAGCGGCACGGGAAGCTGGACCCTCACTTCGGTGAGCCTGCCGTCGACGATCGCAGCCGACGTGACCAAGGCCCTGACGCTGGCCAACGCCGCGCCGACCTATCGAGGCTGGACCGACTCCAGCGATCTCAACCTCAACAACTTCAACAGCCTGACTTCGGTCGGTTGGTATTGGAACGAGCGCGCCTGCTTCAACACGCCGCTCGGCACGAATGCGTATGTCAGCGCCGTGCTCTACCAGAAGGTCGGCAAGGACATCGCCGTCCAGATCGCATTCAAGGACGGCAAGCGCGAGGAGATTTATTCGCGCTACCGCACCATCTCGACCGATACATGGACGGCATGGGTGCAGGAGACATCGCCGACCCTGAAAATCCCGGCGACCCGGCTGGCGGACAACTTCCCGTACCGCCTCGACATCCAGGCGGGCATCCCGATCATCACCGACCGCGATTTCAACAAGCTGCTGCTGCCCGGTTCCTATTCGGCGCGGGCGGTGGCGGCGTTGAACGGTCCCTCGGGCGCCGGTGCGGCGGTCTATACCGGAACGCTCGTCGTCTCGCTGCTCGACACGGCCGGCGTGCAGACCTTCTACGTCAGCGACAATCCGAACGACGTGTGGACGCGGACCTTCACCCCCGCGACCGCGCCAAGCGCATTCTCTGCCTGGCGGCACAGCGTCAATCGCCGGGCGAGCAAGAAGGCGCTGATCCTCGGCGACAGCATCGCCGCCGGCGGCAGTGGCGGCGCGACCGTGAGTTTTGCCGTGCTGGCGATGCAGTATCTCGGCCTGCAATATGGGACCTTCGCGGCAGGCGGCGCCGCGATGGCCTACAGAGCCTCCCAGACGAGCGGGGTCAATGAGACCTCCTTTGCGCTGAAGACCGACGCCGGCGCGACAACGGGTTATGACATCATCTTCGCAGCCTACGGCACCAACGACTATGGCACCAACGTTCCGCTCGGTACGCTCGGCGTGTCGGATCAGGCGACCTTCTATGGCGCCATGGAGCTGGGCTATGCGAACATCCTCGCCGACAGCCCGGCCGCGCGCCTGATCTTCAGCCTGCCGATCTACCGGACCAACGAGGGCAACGCCAACTCGCTCGGCCTGACGTTGCAGGACTATCGGGCGGCGATCATCGCCTTCTGCCAGTCGAAGAAGATCGGGTACATCGACCCGACCAATATCGGCTTCAATCCGACCACCGCCGCGACCTTCCTGGCCGATGGGCTGCACCCGACCGACGCTGGGCGCGATGTGTTCGCGGCATTTGCGGCCGGGGCGCTTGGGGCGATCACGTGAGGGTGCCCACGATGCGCCCGTGTTCTCGGTCAGTTGCCTCAGGCTGGATATCATGAATGCTCACGCTGTTTCACTCGGGCGACCAGCGGTGACGCCTTGGTTCGAAGCCGCCTTCCTGAAATATGGATGGATCTGGATCGGCCTGTCGTTCGGCCTCGCGGCGAAATATGCGCTGCTGATCAAGCGCGGCATCCGCATTCGCGGCGCGTTGGTGCTCGCGGACCTTCTGCTGCTGCCCATGGTCGCGCTGATCGCCTATTCGATCACGTCGCGGCTCGGCGCGAACGGCGAGGCCGCCGCGCTGCTGAGCGCGCTCGCGACCGTCGGCGCCGATCGCCTGGTCAAGCTCTACACCGAGCGCTTCCTCGACCGCGTCGATAGCGAGCTACGCGCCGTCGTCGACCGGCAGCGGGCCGAGATCCGCAACGAGGTGCAGGCGGAGATTTCAGCGAAAGAGGTCATAGTCGACCAGTTCACCGGCAAGGCCCCGTCCGAATATCAGGCGCTCAAGCGGGCGCCGGTCGACCTTGGGAAGGGCAAGCCGTGAACGTCGACAGCTTCATCGCCGATTACATCCGACGCTGGGAAGGCGGCATGTCCCGCCATCCGAACGACGCCGGCAATTGGAGCAGCGGCACGAAGGGCGTCGGGGTCCTGTTGGGCTCCAATTTCGGCGTCACCGGCCGGACCCTCGCGGCCTATCGGAAGGTGCCGGTTGCCTCGCTGACCATGGCGGACATTGAGCGCCTGCCCTTCGCCGAGGCATGCGCGATCGCGAAGGCCCTGTTCTTCACGGCGGTCGGCCTCAACAACCTGGTCTGGAATCAGGCAACGGCCTCCATCCTCGATTTCGGATGGGGTGCCGGGCCTGCCACATCGGTCAAGATGCTGCAGGATTTGCTCGACCGGCCTGTCGTTGATGGCCGCGTGGACCCGAACGGCGGTACGGCCAAGGCTTACGCCGCGATCTGTGCCAGCAAGGGTGTCGAGTTCGTCGCCGGCGCCTGGTGGGCGATGCGCGAGGAATATTACGAGGATCTCGTTCTCCGCCGGCCGTCGGACGCCATGTACCTGAAGGGCTGGGACAACCGCTCCGACTATTTCACGCCCGGCCATGCCGAAGGCTGGTGGAAACGGTGGGCGGCATGAAGCCCACCATCCCGCACCTGCGCATCGTCGTCGCGGCCTCTGCGCTCGCGATCCTCGGTTACGCCGGGTTCAGCATATGGGTGGTGGGCTGGTCGACCGACGCTGCCATGCGCGGCGACGTGATCGGCACATGGAAAAGCTTCGCCGTCGCCGCCTTCACCTTCTGGATCGGATCGAGCTCGGGCGGGAAGGCCACACCGAAATCCGAGGGAGATAATCCATGAAACGCCTGATCCTCTGCGCCGCGCTCGCGCTCGCCGCCTGCACGCCGCATCCCACCTCGCCGGGCAGCACCCCGGTCCAGCAGGTGGCCGACAAGGTCGTGATCGAAGGCACACGCGGGCTGATCCTGGCCGAGCTCGGCTATGAGAGCGCCGCGACGCTCGCGCTCGACCTGATCAACGCTGGGGTCATCAAGGGCGAGACGGCCGCGAAGGTCCGCGACCTGAATGCGACCGTCACCGACCTGCTGGTCAGGGCGAAGGCTGCCACCGACGCCGCCCAGCGCGCCGCGCTCGTAGCTCAGGCGCTAGATCAGACTTTCAAGCTGCAAGCGCTGACGATAGGAGCCGGGCAATGACCTTCGATGACCTGCTGAGCCTGGCGCAGAGCGCCGCCAAGATCGTCACCGCCTCGGGCCTCATCCCCGGCGCCGCGCCCATCATCGACGCTGTGAACGACATCGCGGCTGTCGTCCGCCGGAACGTCGACGAGGGGAAGGTGGCGCTTGCGGCCGATCAGATCGATCAGCTCAACACCCTGCTCGACCAGGTGCATACCCGCATCCTTTCGTTGTCCGAACGGATCGACAAGGCCGCGACCGAGGCGAGCAGGCGATAACTACCACACCTCTTCGCTCTATCTGCGTGGGCTGTGGGTTCCCATCATGCCGGCGAACAACAGCACTTTAAGGTGCGCATTTTCAGCGATCGAAAAAGAAGGTCAGCATGAGACATAATATGCACCATGCAGCAAACCAGACGAACCCCAACGAGATCGCCCAGAGGCATACAGCTCCGAACGACACTGCCGCGATGGCCACGACCACATGCGCTGTACTGGGAATCATATTCGCCTACTGATACGCAACGTCCAGCAGCCGTTAACCATTTTTTATCGGACGGCATAGCCGGGATTTGTACTGCCCATTATCAAGTTCTGCGGTCTAGATTGTTGGCGTCGGCCCAACCTATCACCCCGAGGATTTGACCGCCCGTCACAACCTCGCACCACGCATCGCTGCCAGAGAAGAAGCGTGCGCGATAGACGGCGCTGTGAGTATGGATCAGCACCACGCGTCCGTCGCGTCGGTCGGGCGGCATGGTCTCGACCGGCCGCATTATCACCCCATCGGCCATACCGTCTCCATTTCCATCATCTGCGACGGAAGCGTCTGCATCAATTGGCATACGACGTCTAAGTCGCCTGGCAGTCGCCTCATTGTCTTGGGGATGCTGCGGCGCGGTCAGCGCGCAGGGCTCCACGCGGTGTGAGAATCGGACGTGCTGATAGAACATCTTTGACACTGGCCACGATCTTTTCGAGGCCCGCGAGATTAGGATGGGTTCCATCGCCAATGTCGTCAGCGCTCATGCCTGCAGCAACATCGACGAAACGAATGCCTGGTATTTCTCGCAACTTGTTGTTCAAGCTTTTGATACGCTTGGATTTCTCTGCACATCCGGGATTAGCATAGCTGCAGGGGAGTACAGAGAGAATATATAGTTCTCCCGGCAGAGCCCGCCGAATTGCAGCGATGTTGGCAACGGTTTCAGCCTCTGGCACGCCATTGTTGACGTCGTTCGCCCCTACCAGCATGACAGCGGCAGGTGCGCGAGTGGCCTGGATCGAGCGAACTCGATCGAGGATGTTCTTGCTGGTGTCGTTTCCGATGGCCCGTTCTACGACGCGGATATTCGGGAACACGTCCTGCCATTGGACCATCGAGAAAATCGAATCGCCGATGAATACTACGTCGGCTTCCCGAGGATATTTCTCCATAAGGCCAGCGGCGGCTATCTGCGCAGGCGAAGCTCCGGGAGGCACTACTGCCTGTCGGATTAATTTGTAGGGGAATATCTGAAACTTAATGGCGGCGGCGCCCCAACCGAAGCTCAAGATGAAGCCGATCAGTAGCGAGATAGATACGATCCATTTGTTTCGCACAATACAATCGTCCCTTATCGCTTCTTTTTGCCAGGCTGGCCGCCCCAACGAGTGCCGAGAATGTCAACCCAGTCAAACATGTGCGTGGCGAGCGCGGATCGATGTCAGTGTCCGACCCACGGCGTCACAAGATAGTCCTCGGCTACGCCTTGAGACTGTTCAGCCGGGTCGCGACGGACGCCTCGTTCGGGTTCACCGGCGTGTTGTAGTCCGGGTGCGCGAAGTCATGGAGCGCGTACATCTTGTCGTTCCATAGAGCCGCGACTGGGCGCTTATAGCGCAAGCCCCGGATGGGCTGGATCTTCTGGCTTGCGTGCGCGGCGTTGAATTCCGCGAATGCGCGATCCTCGCCTACGTCATCGCAGACGATGTTCAGATCATGATGGCCGAAGATATCGTCGGCATAGATCGTGACACGGGGTTGTCTGGTCTCGGCCGGCGCGTCGAAGATGCGTAGCGCCGCCACGGTTGCGCTGTAATAGTCCATGTCGAACGAGCAGAAACCGATCGGCCCTCTCAGGTTTCGGGTGGCCTCTTGCACCGTATCCTCGATCATTCCGATAAACAGGCGAGCCTTCGTCAGCCGGCTTTGGAGCTTCGGAATATCCATGGCGAAGGCACTGGGGAGATACCAGTAAACCATGTCCTTCGGGTTGCTCGACGGCGGCATTCCCTCGCCATTGTCGAAGCCCAGCACGTCGACCTCGACGCCCAGAGCGTCGCCGATCTCGGCCGCACAGCTTTCCAAGGCAACTAGCCCGTTACCGCCAGCAACGCCGAATTCGATCACTGTCGTTGCGGAGTGCCCGAGCATCTTAGCCTGCATGCATGCAAGCAATACGCCATAGGCATAATGGGGGCGGGGATAGAGATCGAGGTGGACGCGATCGACAGCGCCCAGAGGGCGAAACTTGCTGAGCGCCTTGGCGGTGAACCGTTTGCGGCGGCTCATCCATGCGTCGCGTCGCTGCTGGACCTCACGAACTTCCATATCGCCTCCCTAAACCATGGTAGCTGCCACAACGAACCGAAGGCCGTAAAGCCTGCGATTTTCCGACCTATGCCAAAATGTGGTCGGCTCCTATTGCCTGCTCACCCTCTCACCCTCCTGATCAGCTCCCACCGCTCCTCGTCGGTGGCGACGGCCCAGAGCAACTGATCGATTCCGCGCGGCGGCGGGTCGAGGCGGAAGTCGCGTCCGCGCAGCAGCGCCACCACCTTCTCGCGGCCGAGCTTCTCCGCCGATCGGCGCGCCGCGTCGGCCCGCATCCATTTCTCGACCTGCTCCTGCGTCCACAGCGGACGCATGACGCCGTGCTGGAAGAAGAAGCGATTAGACCCGCGGCAACCCGGCGTGAACCGGCACCGGGCCCGCCTGTTCACCAACGAGAAATCGGCACCCTTCTTCGCAATGATCGCGTCGAGGTCGACGTCGCGCCACTGCTTACAGGCGTCGCAACTGACCTTCACCGAAAAGTGCTCGGGCTTCTCGTCCCGGGTCAGCTTCATTGCGCCGACCGTGCTCGTCCAGGCAGGGAAAACAGCCTGCCCACGCCCGCTGCCCATACCATCAAGCCGCCTCGATGTCGGCCGCGGTGATCCGGATCAGGCGCTTGCCGTTCTGCTCCTCCACATCCTGGATCGTCTTCTTGTGGCGCAGGATGACGGTGATGATCTCGATCTGGTCGTTGACGATCGACGCCGGCGGCATCATGGGCCGGTCGCCGCGCAGGAGCTCGAGCGCGCCCTTTTCCAGGCGGACGATGTTGGAGCCGTCGATTAGGTCGTAATCGGCCAGCGGCACGCTCTCGGCCGTCATCGTGTCGAACAGGTCGGGCCCATAAAAATGCTCGTCTGTCTCGATCCGGGCGCTGGCGCGCTGCGGCGCCGGGAGGGACCGGGCCGCGGCGATCGCGCCGGCCAGGTCTCCGCGGTACAAGGTCTCGACCTGCGGATCGGTCTCATAGGTTTCGCGGGCGCGCGTCTTCGCGCCGTGGTGCGTGCGCACCAGCGTTGCTGTGCTCATGATCGTGTCCATATGCGGGCGTCGCGCCCGACTCGTGTTGGGGTGCGATTATGAGAACGAAAATGGAACAGAGAGTCAAGGATCGGCCGGCGTCAGTTCCTCGCCCAACGAGGCTGCTCGGCATATGGCAGAACCGATTCCGCCCTTAGCCGGCGCTTCACGCCCGTCGTAGTCATGCATTCGACCCACAGACGGCTACGCCAGAACCATCGTGAAATCTGGTTGCCGCTTCCACTGAGGTCGCGCAAAAGCTCGCGAGCGCGTTCCTCGCTGAGGTGGAAATTCCGTATCTCACCGGGGTTGATCAGATATGGGAAGCTCAACTCAATCGGATCCTCGAAGTATAGCGCCGTAAAGCGATCTCGCTTTCGCCGACCTCCCACAAGGAAATGCACTTGCGAGATCGCGACAGGCTGGCTCGCTAGATTGTGGATCGACAGAAATGTCCCCTCATCGGGAGACCCATCGAAACCGCGGACACAGCCGTAGGTAAGGACGCATGCTATACGATCACGGCGCTGAGCTGCTTGCAGAAGCAACCCTCCTGCAACGGCGACAAATGGCGCAATGAGCTGCGCAACATCCTTTATTTCCACGCTAGCCCTCCCCTCACTCCGCTTTCGCCGCCGCAACGATGTCGAAATCCCATCCGCGGTCAAGCCAGATGAAATCCCCCGCCCGTCGCGGCGCCGGGCTCTCCTGGCCGCAGCGGAAGCGGAGCCAGACCATGGCGTTCGGATCCTTGGGCGAGGCGCTCGTGCCGAGGTTCGGGCGCCAGTTGCGATGGGCGGTCACAGGTCGATCTGATCATCGCGCAGCATTTGCGCGACCTTCTGCAGATAGGCGTAATGCATCCCGGCACGGCCGTCTGTGGGCAGCAGGCTTTCGATCATCCGCGCGGCGACCAGATGCGCAGGCGAGGCGAAGCATTGACCGTCCCTCGTGCACCGGCCCTGATATGAGCATTCCGGCGCGTAGCCTTCGCACACCGTCATTGCGGCGCCGAAGCGCACCGGATCGGCATCGTGGCGCAAATCGCGCTCGCGGACCTTCACCGCGCCCTCCCGGAGTTTTTCCCGGCTCGGGGAAAAACCGGCCGATACGGGAACAGCGCGAGCTGGAAGCCCTCAGCCGGATAGCGCGCGTCCAGCACGAGACAGACCGGGCAGCGGCAGCGGAGGATCTCGAACCGGTCGGCCTGGGCGATGATGGCACTGGCGATGGTAGCTTTAGGTGCCATCAGTCCACCAGGTTCGTGAACGGCACCTTCAACTCGCGCAGCATGGCGCGGATCAGGCGGCCCGTTGAGGGCTCAAGCGATTCCAGGTCGATGATCAGCGACTTGCGCCGGACGTCGACGACATGCTCGATCGTCGCACTCTGCTCATGGCACCGATTGCAATAGCGCGTCCGGCGATGGCCGCCCGGGCACGGATAGCTGCGCGCGACATAGGTTCGGGTGAGGTTGTCGCCGCAATGCGGGCAGTTGAGCCCGACCTGGCCGGCGGGGGTGGTCATGCGCGCGGCGTCCTGAAACTGCGGTCTGGCGCGACACCCCGCCCAGAAGGATCTTGCCATCTGTAGACCGCGCAGGCCCACCAGCCTTGAATGTACTCGTAGCGGGTCGCGACACCCTCGCTGTTCGGCGCCCAATAGGCATCGAGGCTATGCACCCACCCGCGCTCATAGGCGGCGTCGCGTTGTTCGGGGGTCGGCCGCATCACCCTTCCCACCCGAACATCTTGTTGATCTCGGTCATGTCGAGGCGGCCCTCCATAGGATGGGCGCCTTATCACGCGCGATGCGGTGCTTGCCCCGCGCCATCGGATGGATCGGCGCACCGGATTTCGTCGTCCCCCAGCACCACAGGTCCGGATATGGTTCGACGCCGGTCCAGATCTGCTCAACGACATGGTCGACCCAGAAGTCGTCCCACGCGATGTTACCCCAGCAGACGAACACCTGATCGGCGGCCTTGGCGAGCGCGACGATATGGTCGACGTTCGCCAGCAACGCATCGCGATCGTGCCACTCACCACCGAACGCTTCCTCGACCCGCCGCCGGCATGCGCGCGGATCCGACGTCACGAACGGGTAGAGGTTCGCCGCATCGTAGGCGCCGAAGCCGAAAAGCTGGAACCAGGCATTCCACCACAGCGATGTCGGATCGTCTCGATCGATTCCCGCGTCCGAAGGGTTGCAGCCGATGACCAGCGCGCGCGGGCCCGGTGACCATTTCCGGGAGAGCGTGCGGCGAATCGTCGGGGTAGCGAAATCGGCGCTGCGCTGCATGACGGGCGCTCCGAAGAGGTCGATCTCGGTCACCGCTCCAACTCCCGAGCCGCGCGGCGCATGATGTTGATGAGGATGCGCGGATCCTTCACCCGCACGGAGACGTCGTTGCCGCCCAGCGAGGCATGCCGGTACGCCCGGTCAAGCTGGCGCGCGAGCTGGCGCAGGGCCTTGGCGGTCGGGGTCATGCGAACATGTCCATCTGCGCCGGTCGAACGTCGATCGCCGCCGCCCGGCGACGGGCATTCCCCGCCCACGTCAGCAGTGCGAAATGGAAGGTGGATATGCCGGCGTATCTGCCTCGGTTGATCCGGCGGAACCGAGCCTCGTTCAAATAGACCCGCGCGCAGTGGATATGCGAGGCGCGCTCCTCGGCCGGCGAAACCGCCCGCTCGATGATCGTGCCGTCGGCGGCTATGGAGAAGCGGCCGGTCATCAGCAGCCCTCCCGCTGGACCGGCCAGTCGGTTGCGGAGTGTGCCTCCTCGGCCTCCATGATCTCGGCGGCGCGCGCATGGATTTCAGCTTCGTAGAGAAGTTCGACACCGCGATTGCGCGAGATAGTCCCGAGGCGAGGATGGCCGGAGAGGAGCAGATCTCCATGCTCACGGCAGGCTGCCTCATATGCCCGCGCCGCGCGGATATGGGGGCGGAGCGCGCTCATGCGTCATCTCCGAGATAGCTGTCGTAATCGGCAGCAGGCTTCGGAGCCGCCTGCTTCATCGGAATGCCGGCGCGCAGGCAGTATTCATGGACGCTCTCACCCTCCCGCCGCAGCCCGAGCTTGTCGCGAACATGGGAGGCAACCGCGCGCCCGATCGCGCGACCGGAGATATCGTCATTCGCGCTCTCGATCTCAGGCTTGCAGCCGTCACAATCCGGGTCGGCGCACGATTCGAGGTGGCGATTGTCCTCCGCCCGGGTGCATTTCGGACAGAGGTGCTTGCCGCGCTGGTAGGATACGGAGCCGACGTCGACTTCGCGGTGGTGTCGTATCCACCCGCTACCGCCGCGCAAGGCGTCGTTGGCGATATCGATCATCGACCAGCGGAGCGGCCTCGTCGCAGCGGTGTCGATGTCGGCGCCGAACTCGCAGCCGCAGCCATCGCATTCGAAGATGGCGTGGATCGCGCGAATGCTCATGCGTCACCGCCCTGGTCGACGATGACCACGATCGGTTTGAGGTGCGCCGGCAGCTTGGCGAGTATCTCGTCCAGCCCGATCGGCTCGCCGCGGTGATATTCCTCCCACAGCCGGTCAGGATCGGCGAACTCGTGGGTATAGACCGGGCGGCCGAGCAGTTCGGTGATACCCTCATGGAAGGCGGAGAAGTCCATGCAGAGGCATTCCTGCCTGAGCTGGACCAGCGCGCGCTCCTTCGGGCTCAGGGGCTTCCACCGTCCGGTCTGGGCGAACTCGATCGCCTCCTCCCTGCTGAACTGGTGGACGGCGAGGCGGGGCTCCGGCGCGCTCAT